TAGCGGAAGCTCAGGAAACTGTGCGTAATACTCGTGACAACTTCAAACTTATTGGTACTGGTGCTATTGTGGTAGCTGATCAGCTTCGTGATGGTGATGAAATCATTCGTGTAGTCAAGGCAGTTGCAGCACATTAGTATCATCCTTTAGGTCTAGAGGGGATGCTGTAGTAAACTCAGTATCCCCTTGATTTACTTGGAGGAAGTATGACTAATAGTAGAAAGAAGGGAAGTAGAGGAGAGTTAGAACTTTCTAATCTTCTCAAATCACTAGGGTTTAAGACACGACGAGGTCAACAGTATAGCGGAGCATCAGGTGATGCAGACGTGGTTGGTCTTGATGGTATTCATATTGAGTGCAAGCGTGTTGAAGCCTTACAGATTTACAAAGCAGTAGAGCAAGCTAAGTCTGATGCACCAGATGACACCACCCCAGTAGTAATGTTTCGCAAAAATAGACAAGAGTGGTTAGTCATTGAACCATTAGATACGTGGATAGATAGATATAAGGAGGCGAACAGGTGAGTCGAGATTTAGATTGGAAGATGCTGTTCGCACCTAACGAATCAATTTACTCTGCCATGTTTTCAGCAGGTGTGATGGGTGTTAAGCTAGAAGATTGTCTAGCACGATTAGAACAAATAGGTTGCCCACCACCCAGAGAAAAAGACATTCAGCAATGGAAGAACGGTCATTGGCATTGGCAGATAAAGAATCAACAGTGCATACTTAATCCAATTCTTAAACCACCACGCAATCACATACAGGTTAGTTCAGCAAGATTAACTGACTTTGATACGTGGCCTGATGGATGGAGTGGTACTGACCGACGCTGGTTCCCGTGTAAGGAAGATGGTATGCCGGCACAGAAGTGGGGATATGCAGATGATTATACACCAGACCTTTATGCTAAGGCAGAGGCATTAGCCCTCGCTCCCACTGGACTCGTTGGTCAGAACATGTACGCTCAGCCATTCATTGTCATCGACATAGATGGTCAAGGACACGGACATCATGACCAGGAGACTATTAATTTTGGTAACCTGTTCCAAGGAATGACAGAGATTTGGACATCACCAGATAAACCTGGTTCATTCCATATCTATTTATCCACACCGTACCAAATACCAATAGCTCATTTTGGATGGGCAAAGATAGATCTCATGGGTAATCAAAAGAACGCAGCAGTTTACATGAAGAATAAAGTTAGCAATGGCATTCAGCGTGCCATGCTTACCGAAGACATGTGGAAAGCTCTACAAGATTATTCCAACATGAGGAAAGCACGAAGAGATGAGGAGATAATACGTGGCGACATTGATGCAAGAAATAATGTCTGCTGACACTGGTAGTTCCAGTTTCTTCACTCGTGAAGATTGGCGTAATTTGGGCCAAGGTAATGTTAGCGATGATGCTACAGTTGAGCAGATGTTGACTGAAGGATATGATGCGGTAGGTGTTGAAGATGACTAGGATAACTTTAGCCAGTAGACCAACACCAGAAGCATTACTTTATGCCATTGAGAAAGACGCAACAGCATTTCATGAAGGCAGTCGTAATGATGACATTGTTAACTGGACATTGGCACAGCTTATTCACAATGCTCACTTCACACCAGAAGAAATCGTGTGTGAGTTTGATGAGCTGAAGACCAGACTAACTGCAATGCAGAGGTCGTCACTAGATGACTGGGAAGTTTGCTATGTAGAAAAGGTTCGCAAAGTTGCTAACAGTTATGATGGTCGAGACGAGGAACAACTCTGGCAGTTGATGATAGACCAAGGTGGTTATGCACCAACGTCAGATCCAAATCAAACAGCTATGAATGTATAGCAGAAAGGTAGGTAGTTTATGTCACTAAACCCTACAGGGGGCGGAGCCAGCATTAACTGGAACTACTCTAAGCCTGGTGAAGCTGGTTATACCACGGAGCTTACTGGTACTGTAGTTGCTATCCAGCAAGTACAAGCCATGAACTTTGGCAATAATGGTATGCCAACTACACCTAAGTTTTGGGATGATGGTAATCCAATGTGGAACATTCGCTTTGTACTTTGTGGCCCAAGTGGTGGGCTACGTAGTTGGACATTTCAACCAGCAGGCAAAGCAGCTAAAGCAGGAGAGCGTAAGTCTGTGCATGTGGACTTGTTTGCACTTACTGGCAATACTGACCTGATGAATCTTATTGGTAAGACTATTAAGATTGCAACAGAGCAACCGCCTCAAGGCTTTAACTATGGTAGAGGTAATCCACGTCCGTGGACTGTTGAATTGGTTGAAGACCAGGGACCATTTGAACCAACAGAACCATTGGACCCAATGTTCCAAGTACCACAGTTGTTAGCTAATCAATCAACATCTGGTGGAGTGATGCAACCACAGGCACCACCTGCTGCACAAGCTGTAGTTAATCAAGTGGGTGGTCAAGTTCAATCAGTTAACCCAGCACCACAAGCACCATCAGTTGAGCAGTTAACTGAAGACATCCCGTTCTAATGCGTGACCAACAAATGAAGGCAGACCAGGGTAAGCTCATGTTAGAGCTTATTCCTGTGTCGGCCTACGAAGGCTTAGGTGAAGTGCTTACCTATGGTGCTGAAAAGTATGAGCCTAACGGTTGGAAACAAGTAGAACCAGAACGATACGTTGGTGCATTGCTTAGACATTTCACTGCTTATCTCAATGGTGAAGTCTTTGATAAAGAGTCAGGACTTAGACACATTGACCAGGTGATGTGTAATGCAATGTTCCTATCGCACTTTGAAAGGAGTGAGCCTGAATGCACTGGAGGCATAAAGTGGACCGAGGATGGCTTGAGGCACGTAAGCAATATCTAACTGCGTCAGAGATTCAGACACTCTTACCAAAGACACCAACAGGCAGACATCGTAATACTGACAAAGCTATGTTAGATATATGGGCGATGAAGCAGGCAGGTGTTACTAGTGATGATGTTGAATCACGTAATGCTATGGCAAGAGGTCACATGCTTGAGCCTTATGCTATCCAGGCTTTCAATGAAGCAGAGATTGAACCAGACTATGCTTTAGAACATTGGGATAATGCTCTTATTTTCAGAGGTATAGTAGCTTACTCACCTGATGCACTCAGTGTACCTGCACCAGATCGTACTGTGTACGATGGTGCATTGGTACAACCAGTGCTAATGGGTGAAGTGAAAGCATATGAACCTAAGAAGCATTACAGCACAGCAATAGCAGATAAAATGACATTGGAAGAAAGGTGGCAGATTGCTACAGCCTTCTATGTGTCTGACTACTTAGAACATGGATATCTTATACTGTTCAACCCGAACTGCCAACATAAATTATTTGTACATAAGTACTCACGGGCAGACCTGAGGGATGAATTAGAAGCGGTTCATGAAGTAGCTGTTAACTATAATGCTTACGCAGCTAATGCACCACGCACATTTAGTGAGCTAGACCATGGTGCATCACTGACTGAACAAGAAATTATCGCAGAACTAATCGCGCAAGAGGCTGTAGCTAATGGCGCACTCAATCCATAAGGAGGATTATATGCTTATTAAGCGTAAACAAGGTGGAGAACTTTACGTCGAGGTTAAAGGAGAGGCTTACGAACTTGGTATCAAAGTGGGAGATAATGACCCAGCAGCTATCGAGGCTGCTTGTAAGACCATGGTTGAGCTTGCGGCTTATTCCGCTCAGGTGGAAGCTGCTCAAGCTGCTTTGGCGGGCATTCAGAAGCCAGCAGGTATAGCACCTGCACCCACTATGGCACCTACTGCAACAGTAGCACCTAGTGTACCAGCATCACAGCCCGACCCTAACACATTTTAATGAATGTGTATTATGTAGTATCACTTGATAGGTTGGCACAGATTCTTAATTGGGCAAACATGGATGTATCAGAAGCAGAGGAACAAGGCTTGGTTACTGAGCTTCATCAAGATGATTACCATGCTGCTATGGAGAACAAGGATAATAGGGAACGCATTGCTAAACCTGCTGAACCTATTCCTGGCCAAACTACTATTGATGATATGATTTAACTTTTACCCACTGGGTTCTTTCGGGAATCTGGTGGGTATTTTTTTGCATTTGACATTGGTTACTACATTGGTATATCATCCTTACTACATATTTATATCTGATATTTTAACTTTATGTGTTGAGAGGAGAGTGCTATGCCTGCCCCTAAGAAAAAAGTAATTGCAGCCTTTGAAGCCCAGCATGGCTTAGAGGAGGGTGACCTTACTTACCAACAAAGACACCAGCGCATGTCAGCTATGGAAAAAGGTGAGGATTGGTTTCCTAATACTACTGTAACTGTGAAGAAACGCAGTTCATTAGACCCGCTAACTAAGATGAAACAAGACGCTAAGACTCATCCACTCCAAGGCTATAAGATTCTTATTGCTCCTAAGATGATACCTGATGCTAAACGTATCATGGGATATGATGAACCACTTGGACCAGAGATAGAAGTGGAATTGGCCCATGCAGGTGAGATGATTAATGCTTCAGCCGAAGATACTGAACGCATGGTGGGCGACTACAAGGTTACTCATGTGAGCAAAGATCGCATTCTTTATGCTAAGACAACTTTCCCCAAGATTGGGACAGAAATGTCTATTACTATTGGCGACCCATTACCCGGTGTTGTTGTCATTGAGGGTAACAAAGGTGAGCGTGGCTACCTGTGGTCACTGAAGTCTCAAGTGGTCCCAGTAGAAGATAAGCAGGGTAAGCACATTACCATGGTTCAGCTACATGGGCTCAAGACTATGATTACCCATGCTTTCCCACATCTGTTGTCAGAGTTTAGTGGCAAGCAAGGCAAGGTTCCAATGTCTGCCATTGATGGTGTTTCACTAGTAGCAGCTATCCCACAGACACTTGCATTATTACAGCAAGCCAGGAGGGAGAAGTTGAGAGATGCACAGATTTACGGACATTAATGAATCAGTTGCATTAGCTGATATTATTGAGCGAAGCTGTGGTCACCTTGATCTAGTGGCATCATGGGAAGTCTTGTTGTCAGTGTATGAAACTTTATCATTTGTAGACCAGATAACAGATGACATCAGGTTGTCAGAGTTTAGAGAAATCATACATGAAACCAATAAGTTTCTAACGAGAGCTAAGAAGGGCTTGCGCAGTACCGCGAATGTAGACGATGCGATTGCTTATTTGAACACCCAGTTCAATACGAAGGATTCGCAGAATGTTCGCAATAGAACTCAGCTTGCTTATAACAAGCTCAAGCAACAATGGATTGTTCAAACCAAGTACGCACTTGAAGAACTAAGACAAAATTTTATTACCGTCGAAACGGAGGAAAGTGATGTTTAATGAACAGCAAACAGAGAATCAATTGGAGCAAGATCCACAAGCGCAACCGAGTTTCCATGTTCCCACTGCGGAACCTGTTCTTGCGCCCGAAGCTTCGTTGGCGGATACGCCGCCAGATACGCCTGTTGACCCGTGGGCTCAAGCGTTTGAACAGCTCGCAGAACCAGCTACAGCAGACCCTCAAGGAGATGCACCAGCCTCGCCTGAACCTGCCCAACCTGACGTTCCTACCGCTGCCCAAGAACTACCTGCGCCTACAGAAGCTCCAGTTCTCCCTCAGCCCACAGATGCACCAGTGGCTCCTGAGGCTCTTGGAGGACCAGTACCTCCTCAACCAACAGCTCCAGAAGGACATGGAGTACAGGCTCAAGAACCTCCGCAATACCCCGAAGCAGTTACCCGACAAGTAAACCAGATAGCCAGAGGTATCAAGTCTCAGGCTCAATCTGAAACACAGGAGAACTTCTTGAACTGGCGCGACCCACAATCAGGTCAGCCTATGGTACGTCAGACCAACGGTCAGCTAGGTGCCACTATTGGCGACCCAGATATTTATGTTGTAGGTGAAGATGGTGTACCAGAGTTCCGCAACCCAGACACAGGCAAAGCCTTTACAGGTGATGACCCTCGTGGTCAGGCGCAAGTCTGGGTAGACAGGTACAACAAGCAGCTTCGGGAGTCAATAGCTACTGAGACACAGACAAGACAAAATGAGCTTGTCCGCGAAGCTAGACCTCAGGTAGAACTGTTGCGTTTTGCGCCTAAGTATCAGCAGCTAGACCCAACTCGTAAGGCAATGCTTGACGGTATCATCAAGGACTATGAGGTTAACGATGCGCAAGGTAATCACATTGGTTACTCAGTGAACCTGAACCAAGCATTGGCTCAAGTGGATAGACAGGTTAAGTTGATACAGGCTAACCAGGCAGCTTCTGCGCCCACTGCTGCACCTGCCCCTGGTCAACCTACCGCACCTGCTGCACCAGCAGCTACAGCGGCGGCTCATCCACACCCAGCACAACAGCCTGTAACTGGTGCGCCTACGTCACCAGCTATGAATATGCCAACTGGTGCGCCTGGTGGCGATGGTGAACTAGCACCACCTGCTAACCTGGCAGAAGCTATGGCTCGTAAACAGGATGCACTCCTTGCTGAACAGGCAGCTAAGGATGCAAAGAGGAAGGGACAAGCGTAATGGAACAATTGTTGAACTTTAGTCAAGCACTGGAAGCAATGAAGCAAGGGTTAGCTGTATCACGTAAGGCATGGGGTGAGCAGTGGACTGCCACTAATCCTTATGTGTGTATTCAGGAACCAGATGAGCATAGTAAGATGACTAAGTCATATATCTATATGATTGCTGGTGCTGAGGTATTCCCGTTAACCATGACTCAGACTTCTGTGCTTGCTGAAGACTGGTTTGTAGTGGATGGTGTGTAATGTTACAGCCCTATGAAGCTAGGCTGATTATTGAATACACTCAGCTTGTTGAAAGGCATGAGCTGTTGGGTGGTATGCTCAAGGCGTGGGATGCTGATAAGTTATCCTTTGAGCCCGACTGTACCAAGCAGCAATTGTACAGACAGCTTGATGCTATGAACTATTACATCTTGGCTCTCGAAGGTCGCAATGATTTCAGGGAGCTAGTCGAGAAAGGATTTGTTCATGTCAGGAAGTAATAATGGAAGGAATGGACTTATGTCACAAAAGAATGCAAAGCAAGACCGCAAGGCACAGCGTGTAGCAGAGGTTAAAGAGCTGAAAGAACAGATTGAGGCTGGCACAAAAGAGCGTGCTGCTCGTCTTGAACAGTCTAAGCAGTTTGTTGTTGATGACCTCAAACGTACTGCTGAAGAGTTTGGCACAGTGCTAGGCTATCAAGAAGCAGCTAAGACATTTGATGAAGTGTTGTACCTCACGGAAGGCATGTCCACGGAAGGTCTAATCAGGAACTCGTTAGACCTTGCTGCAAAGGTTAAGCATAAGGCAGAGGATCTGGCTGAAACTGTAAGCAATGCCAGCATTGATGAACTCAATGTTAGCATTGTTGATGGCCTGATTGACTACACTTTTACCGAGCAAGCCCTTGATAGCATTGATGCGCTTGAGGCTGCTGAAGCTCTTGTGATGCTCAAGCTAGTACGCATTGTGCAAGAAGGAGTTGGCAAGCATGTCGAGTTTCGTGAGTCTACCGATGAAGCCATCAAGCAGATGGAGGCGTCACTAAAGACTACACAAGCTGAAGATGTCTAACCATACTCAGATACCAAGATACTTTACGCCTAGGCCTGCGCAGAAAGAAGCGTGGGCCAGGCGTCTTTCTGGTGACTATGATTACTATTTTAAGATATGGCACAGACAGTACGGTAAGGACACTGACGACATTCAGTTTGCCCTGTTTGATTCTTACAGTCAGGACGGTAAGCAGTCTGCCTATGTAGGTCCTGACAACAAGTGGATCCGTCGTAACATTTGGGATAAGTATCTTGATGGTCGTCGTCACTGGGCTGATTACCCCGACGACATTATTGACGTCAAGGACACACAGCAACAGGTTAGGATGCTTAATAATTCTGAGGACAAAGCACCATCCCTCATTCAGTTTATCGGGTTCAAAGAGTCAGCTAGTCTTATTGGTTCATCGTATGACCGCTTCTACTTTTCAGAGCTATCACTTTATAAGCCAGGCTCACTAGATTACATCCAGCCTATTTGGTACAACAAGATAGCCAGTGGTGAGAAGCTGTTGGTCAACTTCAACTTCACTCCTCGTGGTCTGTCTAACATTGCAGCCGATATGCTCCGTGTTTACACTGGTAAGGATGACCCTAAGGACTGGCCTGGTGCACATGGTCGTACCTATGTAGACGTAGTGCGTGCAGATGAATCTTTGAAGGCAGATGGCACAAGGCTTTACACTGATGACATGCTAGAGGAGATGCGCCAGCAATCTATCAGGCAGCACGGCAATGACAACATGTTTAGGCAAGAGTTCCTCTGTGACTTCCTTGCTGTTAATGCTGGTCTGGTTTATCCTGCTATTGAGATACTGCGTAAAGAGGATAGGTTCAGACCGTTTAACATTGATAAGCGTTACCCTCTGTATATGGCGATGGACATATCATCAAAGGGTAAAGAGTCCGACTGGACATCAGCCATCATCTTCCAGTATTACGAGGGTCGTCTATGGATACATGATGTCTTTGAGGACAACAGGAAGGCTGTTGTTGAGTGTGTACATGAGATAGCCAAGAGGCCATACTTCCATATGATACACTCTGCTTTCTTGCCATGGGATTCGGACCGCTCTGGTTCAGTTCATTCTCCACTGGAAGAATGTCGCCAAGCCTTTGGTGCTATCGAGTGGCATAAGCTAGAGAGAGCTTTCCAGGCTGACGGTATCAATAGGGTGCGCCTACTCATGCCTAACATGATGATTCATAATCCTAATGGTGCGTGGTTAGTGGAGGTATTAGAGAACTGGGAGTATAAGTTCTCAGAGATAGTCCAAGACTTCGCAGCTAAACCAAAGCATGATCGCTATTCTCACATGGGTGATGCTCTCAGATATGTAGCAGAGGCTATTCAGCAGTTCCCATTCCTCAAGAGTCACACTGGTAAGCGAGAGCCTATGCCCTCTCATTACGAACAGGGACACTATGGTGATAATGAGGAAGTCAAGTGGGAAGACTTGCCACCAGGTATGCGACCATCAATGTCATCACCACTGCGAAAGAGGTCACCATCAGATGTGTGGGACTTTAATAGGGACACTGGTCTTTGGGTGCCTAAACAATAAAGAAGCCTCCCAGGTTATCCCAGGAGGCTTTTCTCATTAGCAGCGTAGTTAGATTATGGCCTGATTAATCTACCAGCCTTTAACCTATTTAGCATATTGATATTTTGTGCAGCAGTGCCACGATAGTTAGCAATGTTATTAGCACGCGCAATGCGAGCCCTGTTATCAAAGCTACTATTGATACCAATGCTGTTCAGCGCAGCCACGATACCACTGCCACTAGCCCTAGGGAAGTAGCGATTGCTTGGTGCAGGGTTAGCAGGCGAAGCAGGATTGTTAGCACGCCTTAGCTGACCACGTTGTAGTAGGCCAAGCATGGTAGTATTTTGTGCTGCTGTCCCTGTGTAGTTGCGGATGTTGTTAGCCGCAGCAATCCTTGCACGATGGGCAAACGAGGTATCACGTTCACCAGCTCTAGCCAACGCAGCCACAATGCCTGCTCCTGTAGCACGAGGGAAGAACCCAGACGTGGTAGCAGGTGGTGCAGGGGTAGGTGCAGGAGGACGTGGAGCAGGAGGCGTAGGAGGCGTCACAGGAGGAGCTGGCGTGTTAGTCGCAGCCAGGTTCCTATTTACTCTGTCTCTTAGTTCAGTCATGCGACCTTGCAAGAAGGGACCAGGGCAAGCTGTGGCACGCACGTCACGGTGCATGAACAGGTTACCATTGGCACCCAAGGTTAGCTGACGCCAGCCTTGTTGCCTTGCAATCACAGTACACAGTTCAACCAGGTGTTCAAAGTTAGCAGGGGATACAGGCCAGTTAGGTGCACCACCTGAGTTACTGACACCAATGCCGATTGAGCGGTCATTGCCTCGACTGTTGACACCGACACCATCGCCAGCATGGAAAGCACGGTTACCAGGGGCAACCAGCTCAGCAACGACACCATCGCTACCAATGCCATAGTTGTATGATACGCCACGAGACTGCACAACTTCTGCCATGCGTCTAGCGGTTAGTTGTCCTGCATTGTGGTGGATACAGATACCAGTGATGCCAAAGGGACGCCCTGCACGCATATTGGTTACAGGGATGCGAGTGATATTCATTATTCTTCAGCCTCCTTTGCGACCATAGCTTCAATCTCTTCAGGCGTAGGGTCGTCTGCCATTTCACCTGCACCCATGTGGTCTAGCTCGTCGTCTACTTTGTCGATAGCAGCATCAAGAGCTTTCAGTTGAGCCTTACTCATATCATCTGGATCAGTGAGTTCGATTGTTTCAGTGATTACCAGTTCATCATTTGCAAAGATGGGAGCCTCTTCTACAGGCTTAACGTCGTGAGCCATTAGTTTCCTCCTGTGGCATGTTGGGTGTGGTCAGGTCATCAAGGTCAGCCTCGCGTACAAAGTGACCAATATGTTCACCGTCTGAACCGTCTGGCATGAGCTGCAACATAATGCTGTTGTCATGTTCTAGCACAATGAGGCTGTGTTCTTCTAGTTCACCAGCGGACTTCTTGCAATCTAAGTCATGAAAGACTTCTATGGTGACAGGGGTATCATAGATGACAGTGCGAGCAGGTTCTGGTTCAGTACCCTCCGCATCGTCAAATGTTTCAATGTCAGACATCTTACTTCTCCGCCCACTTGCCTAGTTCTGCCATGATTGGTGATAGGATACCAGTGACAGCTACTACGATAAGGGCTGCACCTGCTCCTTCGATACCAATGTTGTACAGTACCTCGTTAATCATTTCAACCAGGTTATCCATGGTTAACACTGCAACCACGACACCGATGAAACCCTGTAGCAAGCCACGCATAAGGCGAGCTGCTACACCATTACTACATAAGAAACTCTCAACAAACTTAACCATTATCTAGTCCTTTCGTCTGGGCAGAGTACGTCAATACGCTGCTCTAGGATTGTGACCCTTGTATCTAGGTCACGTTCGCGTTCTCTATTCTCACCTACTTGGTCGCTTATATAAAGCAACCGTTCGTTGATGTGAGCTAGTTCAATACCAATCTCTGCCTGTCTAGTCATGAAACCTGCATACATTGTTGAGATGGTTCCGATGAATAAAAGTACAGCGATGGCTGTAGTAATGAGAGTAAACTTGTTAGCTTGTTTCATGTCAGTCCATTCTGCTAGCATCCTTGTATCCTAACCGAAAAGGGGTAGTAAGCTCTTAGGCTTACTACCCCACAGTATACCAGTTTTAACTTTGGTAGACTAGTTTTCCTGATGTTCTCGGATGCTTCTCTTGAGACAAATGGTACTGTTCATAGCTTCTACAGTCATCTGTATTTCATGAAGTAAGGCTCCGTGTATGGCCTCATCAGGATGACAAGATTCTAAATGCTCAATGTGTAACTCCAGGTTGCGGTTAAGCAGAGCCAACAGTTCACGAGCATTTTGTCTAGCTTGCATCATAGCAAATCAGTCCTTCCTTGAGCATGGACTTAGCCACTCTCACCTTTGAGATAGACACGCAATACATCAATGTCATCAGCATTAAACACCATGTCTAGCACAGGTATTGTTACTTCACCTGTAGCCGTGATAGCTTCTTTCAACGAGTCGCAAATGGTATCAGGGCAACCAAGGTTACCTTCCTCATCAACAACCCCCAAAGCGATAAACATGGGATCATTAGCCATCATTTCAAAATACTTGTTGATAAAGCCAGAGCTTTTAGCTTGGGCTATAACAGCAGCAATGCCAACCTTCTTGAGAGTTGATGGCCCTTTGATAGCTGGGATAATTTCTCCATCAATGTATGCTGCTATCCTGGTTTCAAGTGTAGCTAAGTCCATGATTGATTCACCTAGCCTTCGTCGCCACTGTCGCCATGCTCACGACGTCTGCGAGGATGACAAGGACCACCTTCACGGAAGCATACTTCGCGTCCAGGGATAACACGAGTAGTCTCAGGCATCTTGCACCATAGACGCTCATCACCATTCTGGCACTCTAGCTTATTAACAGCGATCTGCTTTTCCATGCAACCAATCTGACGTTGGAGTTCATTGATTTCACGGTTAAAGTTTTCAGCTAGTTTGAAATCGCCACGCTCTGCACACAAGGTAGCAGATAGCTTAGCGTTTTCTTCACGGAGAGCAGCAGCTTCCTTTGATTCAAAGTAGTGAAGGTTGTTTCCACAGATGTCATGGTCACCATGGCGACGCCTATCACGTCCACCACCAAGGCCACCAAGCAGACCATCTTCACCGGCAGCAAGGACACCAAGAGCGGTCCCTGCGATACCAAGACCAAGTCCTGCACCTGCTACACCTTTTGATGCGAAGTCATTACTTCCATGTCCATTCATTCTAGGCATGATAATACCCTTTCATTCCTGTTTACATTACGTGCGCACAGGATTAAGGGTATAACGGTTAGATCTTATTAAATTGTTGTGATTAGGTGGTTAATGAGTGGATGTTCTGACAGCTACGACTAGTTTGCGCTTGCCAGTTTTGAGTTTTTGTTGAAAGGCAGATAGGGAGAGATTCATGGCTAGTGCTGACTTGACTTGAGTGGCGTCCTTGTGTACATAGGTGCGACGGACGGCTTCGTATTCTTCAGGGGTCAGGTTAGCTAGGTCCATTAGGCCAAGGATGTCCTTGCGGGTCATGTCGGGCAAGGTGACTTCGAGTGCTTTGACATCAAGGGAAGCTATGAACTTTTTTACAGCTCCCATTCTACTTGCCCCACTGGTTCGAGTGTGCAATTTGCTTTAGGATTACGTTGAGATTGTGTGACGTCATCAAGGCGCACACGGAAAACTTGGTTATCTTTTTGTACGAGGCGGCCTTCGGTTACTTCGTTGTCAGAGAGTTGCTCGACTGTGGGGAGTGTATCTGTTATGGCGGAAATGCTTGCTTCGTGTTTGAACCATGGGACTTCAGTAAGGATTATTTCCAGTTGCTTATTATCAGCAGCTTCAATGATAAGTTTTCTTATGGTGGGATTAATACCACCTTGCATTAGGTCATCTATAGTTAACTGTATTGTAATAGGCTTCATGAAAAAAGTCCCTTCTCAAGACGAGCTGTGCCTTCTAGTTGCGCATCGCCATTCCAGTATCTAAGTATAGGCAATAAGTGTTCAAACCACAAGTACACATTACTGGTGATATTGATTCTGTTTGCTACATTGATGTGTTGTCCTGCTCCACCAGTTGCGTTACCTAAGATAATGAGCTGGTCTGCTGGGTAGGCTGATTCATCGTCTAATTCAATGTGTATATTCATGATGCGTGTGCTACCTCCAGTATAAGAAACTGTGAACCAGCCATCTTCACCGTCATTTATTGGCATTGTTTCACTCCACCCGTTTGGTAGAGTCATATTTGGGATCGAATATTCTTCTCCGCAGATGCGTATACCAACATCAGCATTAGTAGAGCCATTGGACATAATCATATATGGGGTCCAAGGTGTGCCTTGATGGCTGTTTCTTACACCACCCCAAAGAATGTTTGGAGTGTGTGGTGGACCTTCGCGTAGTCGTTCTCTGAGCACACGACTCATTGACCAATTAGGATTCCACCAGGGATTAGTTGTGTATTGGGCTGGCAGAGAATACCAGTTCCTCATTTCTGCATTGTGTAGCTCTTGTGAAACATTGGCGAACACGAACTGCCATCTTAGATTAGCTACAGGGAATACGCCAGGTAAGTCTATATTGTCATTAAATTCTTGGTTTCTTATAGGAGAGCCAGGTACATTATAGCTTGAGGTGCCCAGTCTCCAGTCTCGCAGTTCACTGCTCTCAATATGTGTAGCAAGCAGCTCAGGAGCATCTTCATAAAAAATCATGCCGTTGCGAACTAGCCCAGACACCTGTCTGCCTTGTACAGAAGCTCCTTGCCATTGCCTAGCCACACCATTGTGCGCCATGAAGGTTTCGTTAGGGGTTCTCATGACTACCACGCATACACATTGTTAGGATTTTGCTGAGAAAGATTTATAGCTTGAGATCTGCTGTTAGCCCAGAGTGTTAGCGCACTTTGGCCAGCAGGCCCAGTAGGCCCTGTTCCACCAGTAGCACCAGTTGGCCCAGCAGGTCCTGGTACCCCTTGTACCCCTTGTATCCCTTGTATACCTTGCACACCTTGTGCACCTCGGATACTAGTAATAATAGTGTATTGAGCATTACTACCAGCTACACCAGTTATTCTAGCTACAGTGCCAACAGGGTCAACAATGTGGTCATTCATAATAGGTGGTGTAGGCAGGATAGATGTTACAGGTACAGTGCCAGTGTTCACAGAGTCATCCAGTTCCACAGTGGTGTAACGGAAGCTAAAGCCCCTGTCACCCTGTGGACCACGGATGCTACCCATCGGTGTTACCGTACCTGATACGCCATCCCATGTAGACAATTGATACACGGTGTACGTAGAAGGCGAGTAGAGCAGGTCGCCTACTTGTGCATTGTCAGCATTGGGATGAAAGTCAGCAACGACTACATCAGGGAAGTTAGTCTGTGTCCAGCTTAGCTCTAACAGTCTAAACGCTAGACCATTGATACCTTGTTCACCTTGTGGACCTTCGATACCACCCCAGTCAGGGACTACCTTGTAATCAGCGGGGTCATCAAACACAGCTATCCAGAAGTCATAGTTGCCTGTATCTGGGTTACGTACAACAAAGGCATCCCCTGGCTCCACAGAGCTACGAGGAGGCACGTCACTAGGGTCAAGAATGACATCATGGATGTTCAGTGGCAGAGCATCGTCACCACGTTCTCCTTGGATACCTTGCTGACCTTGAGGGATGGTGAAGTGGAACTGGCTATTGTTAGGCGAGTTATCTCTGTCTACTACGGTAGGTAAGGTGCCAGGTGCTGTCTGTGTAGCACTGGGCGCACTCATGGTAACAGCGCGAGGCAAGTTGAACTCTAGCTGCGTAGTGTTTACAGAGGGGTCAGCGTCAATGACAGACGGTTCTACATTGGCATCCACGACTACCGTATTGGGTGCTGGGAACTGTACTGATTGAGGCAAGTCAAACTGGAGTGCCTGGTTCCATGGGCTAGCATCGGTGTCACGAACAGCAGGTTTAATATTGTTATCGACCACATTGGTAGCAGGTGGTGACATGGTGACAATACTAGGCGCACCTGTATCAATGCCACCTACATGCCAGTTATCCCCTGGTGAGGGGATGGACGGTGTAGCAATAGGCACCCATGTGCGAGCAAGTATCAAGATGTCCCATGGTGTGTGTGGCTGCACATGAACAATGTGACCAACGCCCATAAAGACATCTGCGCCATCCTGGGCTACCATGATAACTGTGTCCCAAATGCGGGGTACGTAAGGAATAAGCCTCTCTGGTAGATTGATCCCCTCGAACTGCAATGCTGCACGATTGGTGCGGATGGTGCTATCCATAGTTGCAGGCTTGGTAATCATATCTTCTAATGTGAGGATACGTGAGCCAGCTTCACCAGCGGGTAACCTAATGTCAGTGGTCTGACTGGCTCCTCCTCTGGTAACCTGGACTTGCATGATATCAGGCATAGGCTGGCGAACAGTGATGTGCCCTGCGTGCAGGTTAGGACTAGTCCATATTGTTTCCCCTGTTTTATCAGAGAATATGCGGAAACTGAAGTTCCCTGTTTCCTGGTCACTAGCTACAATTTGTGCAGCGATACCGTGACCCCTAGGCCCCCTCCCAATAGTGGAGATAGTAGGCAGTTGGTCATCAGCTTCCCTGGCTATATAGTCAGGCTCAATGAAGGCGTCCCTCGGGTGCATAGGAGGGAAGTTGTGCGGTGGGTTCATGAACCACAAGTCGTTGTGTGATCCACCAGGCCCGAAGTAATTACTTTGTGATCTGCTCATGCTTATCTCCTATAGTTGGCAGAAGGATGTCCAGGTAAATCTCCAGCCCTCTTCAAGCGTGTTGGAGATGTGTAAGTTGTAAACACCGATAACAGTGTACCAGGCGTTTCTGGCATCAGACCAGGATGCTCTGTGGCCAAAGCACCTGCGCCCAGCAATGTCACGCACGCCAAAGCTCCACATTTCTTTCTGTAGCACAGGAATGTCTGATGGCCCAACCCAATCTGGATTACCAATGTTAACATCGCGTCCACGGTTTCTAGTGTTAGCTGCCCACCATGCGATTACACGATTCCACTCAGCTTGAGTGTACCTACCAGCAGGAGGTCTAGCAGTGCCAGTCCATAGGCCACCAGGAGGCGTGTCGGGCAATGAGAACATTGCTACATCTGAACCAGCTCCATCAGTTGCTAGTGGTTGTGAGTCTGGCACAAAGAGCAACATGCGTCCTGTGGTGACATTGGTTTCAGTGCGAGTTAATACTAGGTCATATGTCAGGGCTACTGTACCAGCGGTGGTAAGAACAGCGCGACTTGTGCTAAAGCTACCACGGACAGCAGAGTTAGTTGCAGCACTGGCTGTACCAAAGCGTCTCAAGACTAGCTCTAGGTCACCTTTAATCGGTGGGAAGTTTTGCCAGATTTGGTTTAGGTCATCTTCGATATCATCTACACGACGTTCCAGCGAGGTAACTCTGCGATTCAGGTTATCTTGTAGTCTCAAGTCATACTCTTTGATGCTCTCGATATAGTTACGAATGGTGTTTACTGAGCGACTGGACTCTTGTGCTGCAATGCCCATCGAGGGTCGCTCGTCTGCCGTAGCTTGCTGTACAGTCAGTGGGATGTTATGTACACCATTGGTAGGCCAGACCACATCTGGTACACCAGCAGACAAGCCACGCAATGTCCGAGTGGCAGGCCAAGATGTTCCACTGTTAGACTCAGGGCAACCTAGCAATCTGCGGCCGAAGCCCATGTCAAAGTGGATATGGTCATCCAGTGTACGGAATCGCTGACCAATATTGAGCATGTTACCATTACCATCAACCCAGCCATCTTCTCTGTCACCGTCAGGCGTAATGATAGTGGGCCTATTGCTTAGAAGGTTCTCAAGGTTAGGCCTACGAGTGCCCAATATGTGTGCTAGGTCATCAAGGTTAGGCAATTCAACATCGCCCCCCCATCCGAAGGTAATTGTTGCAGCCCAGATCTCATTGGGATTAGGAGCATTATGCCTCCATGGGCCAGCAGTGCTACGAGGCCAGTTAAGCTGACCCCAGCGACCACTGTTATTCTCGAACTCAGGTAGGCTAACAGGGTCACCACGGCGTTCCATGTCTACCCAGGGGGCAGTAACTCCCTCTCTGACAAAGAGGTTAGCAATGCCCGATCCGATTACTTGGTCGATATTGGGCGAATCATTGTCATCTACGTCCCACAAGTACGGAATAGGGGGTGTGGTAAACGACCACTCACAGCGTCCCTCTGAAGGGTGTGGACCATTGTGATGATGGTTCTGCCCAGGGACACCAGGGAGTGCTGTGTCAGGCAGTGTAGTATTTGGATTAGGTGGTCTAAAGTAATGAAAGGTAATTGTGAACATCTGAGGCACAGTAAAGGGCATCAGGTTATATGTGTACGTTAGGCGACCACCATTGATATTGTCACTAATCCAGTCAGGATCTCTCCATGTGCGGCTAGCGGCATCAAAGGATTGCCCCTGTAGGATAGTGCTATCGCAGGTATCACTGAGGATGCTGATACGATAGCTATCACCAGTGAGGCCTCGACCTACACGGCTTACCAGGGGAAGCTGGTCATCACAGTTGGGGGCGCACCTGTCTGGATCAATGCTCATGTGGTGACCATGGTGATGGATTTGGTGTCCGTCATGTTGGTGCTGTGGTCTAGGGGTACAATTGCTACTCATCTTCAAGTCCTCCATCGGCTTCTAGTTCAGCTCTTCGTATGGCGTCTTCAAGACCAGAGTCACCTTCGCGCCAAGGATTAGGTAACAAGATGATTCTACCACGCGCCACTATGTCATTCAATGTACTAATGTTGCTATTGCCACCACCAGTAGTAACAGCGCTAGCTGGTACAGCGTCTTGTTCTCTGTGCACCTTGAGAGAGAAGCTGCACACTTGGATACGTCTAATAGCAGGGTCTACTTGGCTCTCAAAGATGGACCTAACTATCCAGTCATCATCTGGGTCAATCCATGCTTTCCATGCAAGCCCTTCTGGTCTACGGTCAAAGCTCACCGTTGCATGAGTGTAGCCCTCTTCAATGAAGCGGGCAGGGAAGAATTCTCTCAAGTCTAGGAAGTCATCACAGTGACCCATGCGACCACAAGGTCCACAGAACTCACTGCCCACTTCTGAAGCATGTCCAAATGGTGTTTGTGGCACACGTCTACCCGTGTTCCTGTGAGGAGTGTCACACTTGTGTCCTCTGCCACACACATTGTGAGCAAAGTCCCAATGTTGACAAGACTGGTCTGGTCGCTTAGGATCTGGCCACCCCCAATGGTCGTGCAAAGGACGACTGTGGTGCTTAGTTCTCATAGGCCAGCGCATCTCTGCATACCACACAGGGACAGCAAAGGAAGCAGTGGCACCATTGTGTATGATGAGGCGTGACGTGGTAGCCGTATCCTGCATGGAGCGGTTTGGTGGTCTGCACTCTGGTTGTAGTTTACGGTAAGCCATGTTTTCTCCTATGGTATAACGGCGTCACGCAGGTCATTGTAGCTCTTAAAGTGTCTGTGTATACTTCCCTTGGAACTGTGTGAAGCCCTGTTATCAAAGCCATACTTGGTTCCAATGCGATTGGATAGCGGGTAATACTTTTGTATCCAATGTGTAAGCCTCATGTTAGCCTTGCCAGTAATGATAACTTTGTAAGATTCTACTACTTGGTCTATACGTACATATTCAGACAACTGATGCTGCACGGTGTCATGGGATACACGTTTGTAATTATGAATAGTTCTACCAAATCTGTCTACCATAACTACATCTATTTCAATGTCACCAATGAAATAATCCCACCTAAACTCAAGCTGAGTAAAGTGGAACATAGATTGCAATGGTTGCTGGACAGCTAGTTCAGCAGTTTCAATCAGGACATCATGGACAGGCAAGACATCCAAGTCTTCATATCTGGTGGTTGGGAGGAGATAGATACGAGATGGGGTAATGATACCAATGCCTTCTCTGGCTCCTTCGTAGTCTACTTGAATCATTTGGAGGATAGGCTCATCAATGTCAACTGTGTATGTCCACCAGCCACCACCGTTAATGTCGTGAACAAAGATAACATTATCCAAGTCACCAGATGGTCTACCGAATGTCATGTACAGCGTATCATTAATGTCAAACAGGACAGCATTGGCTAACTGTGTGCCATACTTCTGAAGGAACACTGGCTCAATGTTGTCACTGATGCTTTCCACGCGAACCTGGTTGTTGTATTCCATGGTCATTCTGGTACGCATGAGGCCATAACGTGATACTGCAAACAGGGCGTCATGGGCTACAGTGGCACCATAGTAAGACTTGGTTCCAACTGTTCCATCTATCTGTTCTGCTTGCCAACCTTTAACTGATTGCTCGTTACTAATGGTGATATTGTTTTCCACTAGGTTAAAGCGGTGTTCTTGTTGACTGTTTACATTGTCACACAGCATGGTAACGATAGACGCAGCCCCAGCAGTTTTGAATTTGGGTACAGCTCTGACCACAGTCCCTTCTCCTGGGCCACAGTCAGCAAAGCCTCCACCTGTACCAGTGGACACTGAGAACCTGTTACCAGGGTTACCACCAACCCACAGTCTGTGAGCTGGTTCACCACCCCAGAAGTACAGCCTGCCATCATGTGATGTCATCTTGGATGCTGGTACACCAGAGGTATAGTTTTCATTAGGGATAGTCAGGTTAGCTATTGCCCACATGCTGGTGTCGAACAGATAGCCTGTCCAGTTGAAGTTCCATGCTCCACCATTGCGGGTTGCTAGATCTACTCTGGCTAGAAAGGCTGGCTCTTGATACTCATCTTCAGTGAAGTATAGTTCGATAGCTGAAATGTCGAAACCAGTTGGCTCAGTGCCAGCAATCTGTAAGAAGGCTGCACCTGACCACTCAATGGTTGGCCTGTTAGCAAAGAATGTTAATGGAGGACTAGCTAATGTAGGGCCGAACTTGTTGAGTCTTGTATATCTGAGGCTAACACGGAAAGGATGGCTAGCATTTATAGTCGAGGATATAGAAAGGTCACCTCTGGCAGTCAGTTGTCCAAAGGTGAGCGCGGTAGGATTGGTTATCTGTCTTGCATTGCGCAAAGTGGGGGCAGAGTGATTAAGGGGATCAGTCCATATTTGTCTACCTGTAGTCATGCCTACCAGGTGGTCATCTGCTCTCCCCAAAAATGTCCACTCGTTATCATTTCGTTGGTCATTGTTAGTAAGGTTAACTGTGCCTGCCCAGGGAGCTGTTCCACTGTCAGCAATGTCACCATAGCGCACTTGGTCATCGTTGGTAGCGGCATACATAGTTTTACCTATGAGAGTAGTGACACCAGTGAATTCTGTACCAGAAGGAGCATTGAACAAGGTGACTAAGTTTTGCCTTGTTTCAATGGAGTTATTGGCAGTCACTCTAGCATTATTCTGAATGACTACTTCGGCAGTAGGGAGGTCAGTCTGTGTATAGTGCCTGTTGTAGCTACCCCTGTCAAAGATGTAGTTGAAGTCACGGGGAGATTGCTGGATATTCATTCCATTGAATCCAGTAAAGATTTGCAGACGAGGTTCAGTGTTAGCTGTTCTGCCTCCTCCTGCTGCTCTACCTCGTTGTGCGGCTCTGGGTGCGTTGGATTCAGCCATTAGTACACCGACACGAAGCCTAGGTCACTAGTGCTGTATGTATCTGGCACTGTTTTAGCTGAGTCAATCTGCTTCATGGCAGACAACATGCGTTGTGCATCATCTGTTAGGTTTTGTACTCTGTCTAGTACAGAAGGGTCACCTTCAGCACGCTTGGCTGCTGTGCGGTAAACGACCCATAGTGGATCAGGTATCTCAGTTAGTACAGGCTTCTTATAGGTTAACCAGCATGGCTGTTTACATTTGTCATCGCAGATGTGTAGTGGTTCAAGGCGACGAATGACATCAGTTTCAATCATCATGCCTATTTCATTGTGAGCAAAGGGGCGAGTAAAGGTTAGTTCACTGCCTACCATGAAAGCCTGTAGCCTACGGTCAGGAACATTAATCCTGCTGAACTGGTCGTGCATGGCTACATTATGGGTGTTGCCTGAGCGGGCTGAAGTGATAGGAACTTCCATAAATTGCGCATGGTTACGAGGGTTTCTAAGCCTCACTGCGTCATTGAAACCAGTTGCCAGCTTGTAGATGTCAGGGGGGAGGGTAAACTCCATTACCTGGCCGCCTGAGGTGGGTCTAGCAAAGCCTACTTCCAGTCTATCTCTGAGCCAATGCCAGTCCTGTTCTTTTTGTAGCTCTTGGAGAACAAAGTTAGCTTCCATGATGACCTCTTTGAACTTGTCTGTGTCAGCATGGAAGGCTTCTGGCAGATCGTCGGCATAGGTTACATCAAGGCGCACCTTGTAGATAGCATAGAACACCTGCTGTACTAAGTCAGCAATAGTCATCCCGTGTGATACGGGAGTATCTGCTACAACTGGTTGCTTGGGTGCTGATCTACTGTGGTGCATGGGGTCTCCTATGGGATCCTTGCGGTATTGGCTGCAATGTTAGACAGGTGAGTAATCATGACGTTTTGGTTGGTTGCCATAGTGCCTAAGCGTGAGTAGATGGCATTCAGGTTGTTGTTGATATTTGTCAAGATTGGTGTCTGTGCAGCAATGGCATTAGTGTTGTTCTGTTGTGCTGTCAAGATTGATGCAAGAGCTATATTGGTTAGAGTGATTAGCTCTTCAACCTCGATAACATGTTCTTGCAAGGTAATCTTTTGCAGCAAAGAAGCCAAGTCATACGTCGCTTGACGGTTAGACTTGACATTGGCTAACTGTTGTTCCTCAGCGGAATCTAGTAATGCTTGTAGGTCAGTGTTAGCTATAGGCATTATCTTCTCCTATTGAATCGTGATTGGTGACCACGAGGACGCTGAGGTGTTTCACCTTGCCTGCGTGGCATACGGTTGACATTGTTGTGAGCATTCATAAAGCCAGAAGGCTGGCGTGCAGGTTGTCCTCCGTGGTTGCTACTCATGCCAGGTTGCCTATGACGCCCACCAGCTCTGCCTCCGCCTGGACTATTGGGTCTAGCATTACCACTAGCACGGTTAGCTGCTTCTAATAGTCTACTCATCTCTGTCATCCTCCTCGGCAAACAAGTCATCCTCGTCGCCAGCATCGTCATCTTCCATCATCATACCGATGGCTGCATTTTCTTCATAGCTTTCATTTTGGAAACTGGAGTCAGGATTATCTTCTTCCTGGTCACCCCAGAGAATACGGCTAGTCATGTTATCAATGGCTTGAACAGCAGACTCGTATGACATGTCGCCGCTTAGAGCAGCATCAGTCTCAGTGTCCATTAGGGCGACAGCTTCAAGTAGTTGCCTGCAAAGCATCTCCCAGTCTTCTCCACCTTCATCACTGTCGTCATCGTAGTCATCGTCCATCCAATCATCTCCATCATCATAGTTCATGACAGAGATACTGGGTTCACCATCTTCACCAGTAGGTTCAATGCCGATAAGGACTTCAATGACATCTTGGGGTACTTGTTCCATTATCTACTCCTTTGGTTGTACTGGTTCATAAGGGCTGCAAAGGAACCAGGTGCGCCTAGTTGGTTAGGTGCTTGTACATTGGCAGCTCCTTGTGAAGCATTGTTAGGCATGATATAGCCTGCTAGCTGAGCAAGGTTAGCCGGTTGTCTATGTTGTTCAAAGAAGCCAGCAGAGCCATGTGTGGCTGCTCCTTGCCCTGGGCGTACAAACAGGTCAGGGTGGATGTTGTTAAGCTGTGCTGCATGGTCTGCCTCTATTCCACGGAGAGCGAACTCGGCATTAATGCTTGCGTCATTCATTGCTAGCCTGTTTGCATTATAGGCTTCTGTGAAAGCGTTTTCAATGTTGTTGTAGTTCTGTGTCAGCTGTTGCCATACTGCGTTGTTGTCTAGGTCAGTACGGCCTCTAAGCATATCCATGAAACCAAAGAGTCCACTACCTTGCATGGCATTACCCATCTGGCTGGTTAATCCTTGAGCCATGGTTTGCATATTGCGATTGCGAGCGAAGCGTTCAGCGGTACCTTGTCTGGCTGCTTGATGTCTTTGTACGTCAGCTAAGGCACGGTTTTGCTCATTAGACATTTTAAGATTGCCCATTTGCTGACCGTGTTGATTAGTGGTACTACCTGCGTTCCAGCCAGAGATGTGTCCTAGGTTATCAGCAGCACGCCTTTGTTCAGGAGTGGGACCAGATGATGCACCGCCGCCTCCACCACCTCCACGGGGGGCGAAGCCACCTCCACCACCACCGCTCTGAGTGCGAGGATCGCCACCAGAGCCAGTGTGTAAACTGGGACGCAAGTGTTCACGTGGGTCAGTAGGGGGAGGGGGAACTGTTATATTTTTTTGGAGAGGATTAGGTCTAGCAGATTGTTGCAGGGGGCGTTGAGGGAGTGGCCCCTGTACGCCTTGCTGTTTAGCTCTGTTAGCCTGTTCCCAGGTCCATGGATTCATTATCTCTCCTAAATAAAAAGGGCTGCCTGGCAAGCATTGCAAGCCTGACAGCCCTCAGTGGCGACGTCTTAACTGACTAAGCAGTTACCGTGACAGTTACAGTACCAGTGATGCCTGGGTCAGCTACAGATGTGTAGGTGATGGTGGCAGTACCAGCAGTTACTCCTCGGATAACACCAGATGATGTTACAGAGGCTACTCCTGGGTCACTAGACTCAACAGTCCAGCCTCGGTCAAATGGTCCTGTACCAGTTACGTTGACTTGTGGTGTGGCTTGTGCCAAACGCTGGATTGTCAGCGTAGCAGGTGTAACTGTGATAGCTTCAACTACAGGAGCAGTTGGTGTGTTATCAACAGTTTCAACTCGTAGTGCAGGTGTGCCAGTGTTTTCCTCTGCATCAACGATAAGTAAGATACCGTGTGAGTACTGAGGGATAACCCAAGCGTCGTGCTTCATGTCGAATACTAGCTCAGTAAACTTACCGCGAGTACCACCACGGTCTGTTTCCATTGAACCGTACTCTTCACCAAGCTGTGCCGCTGGGCGATACACTGCCATACCAATGACCTGGCGTCTGATGATAGGTCCTACTGGGCCTGTCACTTCAGCGATACCTTGCCCTGGGAAGCCCATCCATGGGAAGTTTGCAAAGGCATCCGTAGGAGGAGCGTCCTGCACTGCAAACGACGGGTCAATGTGGCTCTCAGGTACACCAAGGTAAGGTGAGCCTGATGGCTGTGAGAACGGGTAGTTCGTCACAATGTTTACAAACTCGCCAGTTGTGTCATCGAAGATGGTGCCGAAGTAGTTAGTTGCACGAGTACGTTGTGCAGCAGCTAGTTCAGTTTGTAGTTTGATAACACCTTCTGGTGCCTGGATGCTGTTGATAACTTGGTCATAAGCTGCCATTCCGTCAGGGGAGCGAACGACGTTGTTATTGGCATCTAGGTATACCTTGGGGAAGTACTGAGTTGGGATTGAGAAGTCAAAGTCCCAGCCCATTAGACGCTCGAAGCGACCTTCCTCTAGTGCAGTGAAGGCACGGTCACCGATTGGTAGTGAGCCAGCTACACCGATTAGGTTGCTTAGGAGGTCATCCTTGTAAGCCTTGTCAAGAAGGATTACACGGTTGTCCTCAGGGATAAACAGGTTAGTCCATGCAACGCTGATTTGGTTAAGCAATGGGCGGACATTGAGGCTATCCCATTCAACAGCCTTGATGGGGGCGAACTCAGGAGGTACACTCATGCCCACGTATGGGCCAGGTGATGCAATCCATTGTCCTTCTCCGTCAAACATTTGACCTTGGTTGGCGTATGTCTGAACGAAGCGACCACTGATGTGACCATTGGCGATAGCGAACAAGTTGTACTTGTCGATATGTGGCCCAAGGATCTCAGCATCCCAGATGTTTTTAGCCTTGTTAATGGTTTCAGCAGTTGAGAGGTAGGCTTCTCCACCAGTGTATGCACTTGATACACCAGCATCTCCAAAGTCACCAATGGCTCCAGTGTGCTGCTTCTCATCAAAGATACGCCAAGCGATAGACTTGTGCTGTCCTGATGTGAATACACGACGTGTGAACCTGACTGTCTGGAACGGACCGTAAGCAGATGCTCCCCAACCGTCACGACCATCAGCGTTAAATGGAGCAGAACCGTGGACGTTGGGTCCAGGGTTAGCAAGGCCATTTAGCCTACGGTCATCGTAGTCAAAGATACGATCTGGTACAAGAATGTCGTCCATCGCGAATGCTTCATGATTCCCGATTGCGACTGCTTTGCCAGTGAAGATACCGTTTAGGTACCTACCAGGGGATAAGCGGAAGTCCGTAAGTGCCGCTTTATTCCAAACTTCTGGCGAAATAGGCATGGCCATAATAATCTCCTTTTCAGTTATCTAGCCAGTTTTACTATCGCCGAGTTCGTCAACGATAATAACACATTACTTACATGTCAAGCAAATCATATGGATTTACATTTTGACCTGCGGTTACTGGTTGTCCTGCCATATCCAATGGCGGACCAGGTGGTTCAAGAGGCATGGGTTGGGGGGCTAAACTCGGCGAAGTCGCTCCCCCCATGTCCATGTCGAGTGGAGGTTCACCAGCAAGCATGGCTTCATCCTCCATTGGAACTGGTGGTATTGCTTGCCCCAGTTGTTCCTGCATTTCAGGACCCATAGCGGCTGCCATAGCATCAAGCTGTGCGCCTTGTTGGGTGAGTTGTTCTTGTTGTCCAGCTATCTGGCCTTCCATTTCTTGGAGAGCAAGCTGGGCTATCTGATTGCCAAGTGATTCGGCAAGAGTTTGTCCTATGTCTGTTTCACTTAGTTCAAGCATACGTTTAGCAGCAGGAAGCAAGACTTCATTTTCAATGACAGCCTTGTTTTCTTCTGACCAGCCTTGCAGATTCTGCACAAAAGGTTGTACAGTCTCTTGGAGAGCCATTCTTTCCTGGTCTTCTTTACGCTGCATGAGTGAACCAGCACGAACCTTGAATTCAAGTAGGTCAGTACCAAGTTCATCAAAGTTAATGAGTATTTTATCGCCATCAATGCGGTCAAGCATACTGATGTCAAACATTTTACGTCTAGTAGTCTCGTCTACAGTGAGCCAGTGTTGGCCACCCATGGCATTGATGTACATACGTAATGCTTGGTTAGACCAGCATGACATGAAGTGTTCCATGCGCTTCTGGTATTGGTTAATGGCCACTTCTTTGTTAAGCTGTTGTGCTTCGACGCCCTGTGGTGTCCTAGAGAAGCCCGGGATACCAGCATCAGCAGCAATGTTGCCGTCCACCATGTTAAGTTGACGCATTTGTGCTGCTGCCACTGCTTCACGAGTACCAGTCCAGTTAGTAAGAGTAGTTGTTTCAACTGAAACAGGTTCTACTCGTACTTGGTTAGGATTGTTACCCAAGTTCCATATCTTACGAGGTTCAAACTTGTATGAAGCTGGGTTAGTGTCCCATCCTGACACCATGATAGGTGGTTCTAGGGCTAACATGAGGTTCTTGTATGCTGATGTTTGGAATAAGTCTTGGAACTGTTGGTCAGCCAGTAGGAATTCAAGTTGTGAGATGCCTAAGGGGTAATCTGGGTCTGGTTCTAGCACCAAAAAGTTCCATGGTAGACCTTTACGTGGGTCATAGTTAGGAACACGTCTAAACTCAGCACAGATTCCTGGTACATAGGTGATAAATTCATCTGCACCACGATCGTATCTAGTCAGCAAGGTAAGACTTGCAAGAGAGCGTGAGCCCTTGAGTACATCAGCTTGCTTTTCAGACTGAACTACCCTAGCTGAGAATAGCTGGTGGTCAATGACGTACTTGATGGTATCCTCTTTGTAGGTTGAGTCCTTAACTGTACCTTCTGGTGTGAGTAAGGCTTCAACATCAGCTTTGGTCATGTACTCTCTGTACCATACAGTCTGAGGATAGCGAACGTCTTTACAGTCTGGGTTGATGAATACGTCTGCCCAGTTAGCAATCTCAAACTGGATACGTGGGTCATTATCTTGGTCAACAACGAAGCCTGTTCTCACTGGAGCAAAGCCATACGTGAATGACATCTTGAAAGCATTGGTCAGATTAGACAGCATGTCAATGCCTTCAAACTCTGACCACAGTACTTTGTTATCAAAGATGTATTGAGTAGCAATATGTTCCCATGATGCCTTGTCATACTGTGTTTCTAGTTCACCATCAGGTACGCGTTGCAATGTTTGGCTAAGTGCTTTACGAAGGATGTATTGTGAGCTTCCTTCTGAGAAATACTTAGACGAACCATGAGCAGTAGACCATTCATGAATGCTTTTGTTCTTTGCTATCAAGCCATACAATTCATGTCTGCGGGTACGTTGCATCATTTGCGCTCTTGCGCGAGTGTAGTCCCCATCGTATTCGACATACGTTGGGTCTTTGATGGAGTCAAGGTCTATGTTCCACTTCAAGTCTTTCATTAGATGTCTCCTCGTGTCCATGCTGTGCGTGAACCCTTAGTTTGGAAGTTTGGTCTTAGGTAATCAAATCTAGCAGACCTAGGCGTGCTTGACGAGAGGCCTCTAGGAGTGTTTACATTTAGGCTATTGGCTGGGCGGCTGAAGATATTGGGGGCTGAGCCTCCACCGCCGCCTCCTCTGCGCCCACCACCACCGCGAGGGAAGCGACTCCCACCCCCTGTATTTTCTGCTGGTTCGAGGTTGCCGCGATATTCATTCCAGTTTATAGGTTGTCCCATGGGATTGCCAGAGCCAATAGTTGGTGCTGTCTCCCCAATGTTGGGGGTCATCTGACGAGGCCTGCGGAAGTTACCGCGCCCACCATCAGTGGGATCATTGAGATTGCGAGGTGGCAATAGTGCGCGTTGCCCTACCCCGCTTACTAGCGGACCATCGCCTACTCTGCCTTCACCAGTAGATACATCCCACAACATTTCACCTTCACGACGGCCTGATGTCATTGGCCCGAAGCGGTCAGACTGAGCTTCCATGAACTCTGGGTCGGTCAGTTCACCAGCGCGGAATAGTGGTGTTTGGAAATCATAGGTATCATATTCAGATACGGCTTGCCATGGCATAAGGGCGTTGCGATGATTACCGCCGCGATACCAGATTTGCTCCACTTCTCTGCCACCAGGGAGATGGCTGAGTATCCAAGCAATCTGTCCAGCAGTCTCACCTGTGTCGGTATAGACAAAGCGTGAGCGCATTTCAGTTTCCCAGCCTGGCATGAAGTCAGGTGAGAAAGGAATCTCATTGCTCCACAGTCTTTCCAGTAAGCCTTCAAGCCTTGCATGTTCAGTGTCACGGATAGCTCTACCCATGTCACTCATTTGTCTGGCTTCTTGGAATGTAAGATCTGGGTTACGCCTGCTATCCCATTCATAGATATTTCTATGCTGGAATTCGTTTTCTACAGTCCACCACATTTCGTTGATGAATGATGAGGTAGCAACGCGAGCATGATAGGGAATCATTACATAGTTTTCCCTCAACCACTGTGGGTCATTTTCTTTTATGAGGGCGTATACATCATTAGCAATGCGCTCCCTATCCTCTAGTGGCCAGCCACCATCTTCAGGAGCAATCCAGTTTCCATCGTCATCCTTAGATGGTAGGTCATTGCCATCGTTATCGAAGACTGAGAAGTCATCACGCCACGCTAGATGCCATTGTTCAGGGGTAACCTGCATGGGCATTTGTGAGCGGAGGAATCCTGTGGTCGCTTCTGGGTTGGTGAGTCCCTGAATGATATTTGACACCATACCCCAGAAGGGGCGGTTGTATACGTTGCGTCTATGTCCTGCTTCGGTTGGGCCGATAGGCTCAGTTGATGTTGAGTCTTCGTCACCGTCGGCATATACTCTGCGTGTACTGCGTTCGATATTGTCGCCAGTGGTGGCACGCATGAAGTCAGCTATCTCGTTATAGCCATGAAAATCCCATACTGTCATGAGGCGGCCAGATATTTCATTAAACGCACGACCAGTATAGAACTCAGCTTCATCTAGTTCATCACCGTGTATTTCTTGCGCTCTCATGAAGGCTTCTTCACCTGATGACCAGAATTCAATCATGCCAGGAATGCGCTGTACTTGGTTAGCAGATACCATCATTTGCCATGTATGGTTCATAACTAGCCAAGCATCATCAAAGTTGCCTTGTGCCATAAGGTGAGCTGCCACAACCATACCACCAGCATCAGCAAAGTTTGGTTGTGCAAACCATGACTCTCGGTAAGCTACTCCACCAATCTTCCATTCATACCAGAGGTGACGCTTCTCAGGGTCATCTGGCTCCTCTAGTCCAAGCATGTTTGCAAAGGCAAGAAGAGGTATGAGCATAGCCAGACGTGTGCGTCCGTACATCTTAAACATTGCTATGGTGGTTTCTTTCATGCGTTGGCCGTAGCTTGCACCACGAGTGCCACCAGCATAGTCACGCCAACGCTGGCCAGGGTCTTGAGGTTCTTGTTCTCCTCGTGACCTAGCACGCCATGATTTCCATGCGTGCTGTGGCACACCATCAAATATGTAAGCTGCATTAAGCTCTAGCAGCATGGTGATGGGGGCTAGGGGGCGCATCATGACAGGGATAAATGGCAAGAAGCGACCAAAGAGCGCAGTAGTTGCCATGTCAGCAGCCATACTGTTGCGCGTTAGTTCAAGCATTGCTTGCTGTCCCACACTAGGGGCAGTGAGGTTACCTTCAGCAGCAGCAGCAGCAGCATCCATATAGGCATTACTTTGGAACATTTGCTCGAAGAAGTCACGGTTGTTAGTCTTGATGGCATGTGTCCACTGGCTTCTAGGTATGGCAATCATATCACCACGGGCTTCAGCATCAGCTACCATACTATCGAGTATGCGGAAAGTGTTGCGTACTCTGGTGCCTCTGGCAAACTGTGAGCCAGACATAAGCATGTTACTTCTGTCCATTACAGTACGTGCTACACCAACCACATTTCTATCACGCTCAGGTATTGGTGAAAAGATACGTTGCCCCTCACCAAAGATTCTGCCTTCGGATGCCTGGGCTCTAGTTCTATCTATGCCGCCCTGCCTTGAGATGTTGTTGAGCGTTTCGATAACCATGTCGATATTTTCAGGGCGAGATAGCTCTGTGAAGAATTCTTCTTGCACTGGGCTTTTGCCATGTTTAGCTTGTGATACCATGCGCCCAATAGTAGCATCCATAGTAATCCATGGATTCATTACGGCAGCATAGGCACCAGAGGATATTAGTGTACCTATACGAGCAACGCCTAAAGTGGTACCAATGGCGGCAGTTGTTAGCCAGATTGGATTATCGTTACGAGTAAACATTCTTAATCCACGCCTTGCCATGTTGGCAAGTACACCTTCTGGGTTGCCTTGGGCATCTGTTGTGGATAGTGGAGCATCGCGGTCTTTTCTGGCTTGTTGCCTTGCCACAGATTGAGCTACGTTGTCTGTAAGCCCCTTTACAAAGTCACGGAGAGCTGGCTGGCTGGAGTAGGCTTGAGCTATTTTGCTATCAGCATCAGCCAATTCACGAGCTAACACTTGGTCTTGTATATTTCTACCGCCAACAGAAGGTTGCTGATTAAGGAAGGCGATACCGTTTTCTAGGTCTAGCAATGAGTGCATTTGCCCAATGTCTGCATTGGCATGTATCTGCGGTAGCACCTTGTCAGCAAAGTCAGCTCTAGTCATAGCCTTGAGGTCTTGTGGTGAAATTTTGCTACTCCATAAGCGAGCTGGCTCAGGGGACATTGGCATTGGGAATGACAGTGTATTGCCTATGTCATCGTATGTTGGATTAGTATAGTCATATGGATTGCCATTGGCCTCCCAATTGGACTGCATTTCACGTATACCCAAGATGAATTGTTCATCTGTGATGCGGCGTCTGCCAGCCTTAGTGCCTAAAAAGTTTCCTTGTCTGTCTAGGGATACTCCCCGATATTCGAGGAAAGAAGCATGAAGGGCAGCAATGTCAGCTTGTGACTGAGGGTTACCACCGATATTTTTAAGTACATCAGTTATGGCATTGTTAACAAGTTGAGAGTGAGTGAGTCCCTGCCCTGGTACGTTTTGGTCACCAGACAATCTGAACTTGCCTTGTTGCAGTATATTAGCGTGGCGTGTTGCGCTGTCTAGTATGCGTTGTCCTATTTCGGTGATAGGCACATTGGGGTCTTGTCCCAATAAAGCGGGGGCAGCATTGAGTTGCTGTGGTGGTTGTTGCGTAGGTGGTGGAGTTGGTGCTGCTGTATCCAAGTTGCGAGCATCTACAGGCATACGCATGTCAGCTTGTGACACAGGCATAGTTTCACCAGTAGGCGCATTGACAACTTGTCCTGCTGGTACACTTCCACCTGTTACTAGGTCAGCAGCAGGCTCAACTACGGGAGCCTGTGTGGCTGGAGTTTGTCCAGTATTCAATGCTTCAAGCTGTGCCATTTGTGCAGGGGTAGCTTGTGGCATACCAAACTGGTCACGAGCTGCTGATATATCTTGGTGCAATGGTGTAGCCTGCTGTGGAGCAGGTGGGCCAAAGGTTGGCGGTGTAGGCGGTGTTACTTGTGGAAGACTAGGTGGGCCTTGCATACCAGGAGGCATACTGCCCATACCAGGTGGTCTAACCTGAGGGGGGGTAGGCTGGCTAGGCGGTCTTTGTGGTTGTTGCGGAGGTCTTTGCGGCGCGCCACCAGGTCCCCCTGGTTGAGCAGGGGGGCGAGAAGGTTGAGGTGCAGGTTGTTGTGGTGGGCGACCTACTGGTCCTAATCCTCTACTCACCAGTATCTCCTAATCCAGTGGGTGTATCGTCACGAAGTAACACTGAGCCAACGTCAGTCAATGGATTCATCATACCATGCCATTGCATCATTTGGGTATTGTCCTGCGGTGTGATGCCTGCGCGGAGTAGTGCATCCATTGCCATAGGGGAACGATTCATGATGCTGGTTCCTGGTGCATTGTAACCACTGTATGTGCTATTGGTAAATGCTGGCGTAAGGAAACCACGCATCCATAAACCACTCACAAACACTTCTAAGTTGTTGTTAAAGAAGGTGTCATTGTTAAATGATTGTGAGTTAGGTGGAACCAGTGTTGGATCCATCGTATTAAAGAACCCCATAGTTCCATCTATGTGTTGGTGTGACGAATCAATGACTCTATAGAAGTCTGGGTATGCCATGGTGTGTGTGTCGCCAAAACGAGAAGCAAGCAGGTCAGAAGGATTGTCTCCCGCTTTAATAGCTTGCTGTATCCAGTGGTTTACCACAAGGTCGATAGCAGCACCATTCTCAGTTCCTGCTGGCATGACTTGAATAGGCCCACCTTGTGTAGCTTGTTGCCAAACTTCAACTGGTACTCTGCCTTCACGAAGGGCAAGTAATTCTGGGTTGTTCGGAAAGGCTCCTTCTAACTCTGCTACATTGTATCCATTTTGAGGGGCTTGTCTGGCTTGTCGCCACAAGGTAGCCATGGAGTCACGGACGACACCGTCACCACGGCGAGACTCTGCTGAACTGGGGTGGTACTGGAAGCCCACATCACGACCGTTAGCCAATGTGATTTGTTCACCTACTTGCCCGCTAGTCATTAGCTTAATGGTTGGCTTGTCACCATCAAATATCTTAAATGATGAACCAGGCACAAACTCAGGATGACTCCATACTATAACCATTTGCTGTGTGCTTCGGTCGAAGGTGTAATCAGCGATATTAAATGTACGTGGTGCTGCACCAGACTTATCATGTGGGAATGGCACTACGGGTGAGTAGACTACCTGTCCTTGATAGGTTCCCTTGATGATGCCGATGGTGTCACCTGGTCTAATGTTTTCACGAAGGAAGCCATACTGGTCTGCGTTGCTTCTGCTAGCTAAGTAGCGTTGTAGTGATTCTTGGCGTTCTCTTAGCACTGGTGAATCTGGCAGGAGTATTTGCCCGAAGTCGATAGCAGGGTTAGCACCATCTACTAAGTCGCGCTGCACTTCAGCAGGTGAAGCAGCATTAACTTGAATGTTGGGTGGTTGTCCATTTATTGTGTTGTTTATGATAAGTGATGTGAACTGTGTGTTAAGTGGCAGTTCCTGTAATCCTTCTCTACCAACATCAAGATTGCTAATCATACTAGGAAATACCTGAGCATTAGCGTCACCAGCATGAGGCATGATAGGGTTCTCAAGGCTCCATGTAAAGGCGTTATCTGGCATGATTGGTGTGCCTGAGCTATATTCAACCATTGCTCCTACGGTATTTTTACCGTTAAGCTGTAGGTCGAAAGAGGGCAGCATCCATCTATCACTGGATAGTGGATTAAGTTGCTGCGTTAGTCCAGTGTTGCGCAGTGCAGATTCAACTGCATCTGTGCGGGTTGGTATGAGTATGTTGACCCCTGCTGCAAAGCCTTCTGTGAGAGCCAGTTCAACTTGTGCAGCAGTGGCGTTAGGAGCAACAACCCACATAGAGTCAGGGGCAGGCACAGGTGAAGGGGAAGGACCTTGCCCGCCAATGACCCCAAGGAGGTTGTAAGCATAATCATTTTGTAATCCCTTTTTACCCATTGAACCAAGGAGATCCTTGTTGCCCTTGAGGATACCAGGGTTCAATCTTGAAAGCTCAGTAGCTCTAGCTACAATATCACCATGCGACATAGGTATACCATCGCCAGATTGAACTATTCTCTTAATAAGTTGGTAGTTTCGGCTCGGGTTAGATTGGTGTGAGCTGATGATATTTGTTCTGTATCTCTGCTCTGCGTTCACGTTGGACGATGATGTAATAGTGCGTAGTGATAATTGAGCATCTGGGATAGATGTCATACCGGCTACAGCAGCGTCATGTACTTCTTGTGCGTTCAGAGGTGTAGTGCGTGCTTGTCCCTGTGCTTGCATGACACCATTTTGAGCTAGTGCATCAAGCTGACCAGGGGATAAGATGATAAGCTCACCATCCACAACTCTTATAAGGCTTTGAGCTACGTTGACATATGAACTTATGCTGAGTATACCATCATAGGTATCATCAATGTTCCTGTATGACTGTGCTAGGTGGTTAGCTAAAGTAGTTCTAGCTTGGGTTATGTCACCATTTTGAGCAAAGTCTTGCTGTATGCGTAGCTCAACTGTGTTCCAGTCAGGCTGGCTCCAGTAGTCACTCTTTACAATGGCATCTCTGCCGTCATAAGCATTCTTGAGGGCTTGCAGTGTTAGTGGCTCTGCTGCATGTCCCACGTTTTGAGAGATGAACCTGCCCAATGAGGTTTCTTGACCCTTGAGCTGGTTAGTTGTTGGGTCATGCACACCATGAGCAACACAGGGTAAGCCACTTGGTGTGTTACAGTGCGCAGGGGACTGAAGCATTATTACACCATCGACAGCTAGGTCTTGAGGGATAGTATCCTGTCTGATGATAGTTCCGTCTTGGGTTTGTCTGCCTATAAAGTCTTGTAGATTGGCGGCAAGTTCTGCTGGCTGAACAGGCTGCATCGTTGAAATGTCATTAGCAGCTTCACAGCGTTGCTGGTCATATTGTTGTCCAAGTCTAGCTAGTCCACCAGTATCCTTTAGCACATTAGCATTGATGCCTATGCGTGAGGATGTTCCACTGCCGCCTAGTTCAGAGATTAGGGTAAGGTAGTGAACAGCTCCAGCACGTTCTGCAAAGTCGAAGTTTATCATGCGTTCAGGACGGCCAGGAACAGCAAGGCCTTCTGTCTTTAACTTGCCAGCATATTGCCCAACTGTGGTAATGAGGTTATCGACAATGCCTTGTGGGCCGACTAGGCCATAGTAGTCAGACAGGACATCAGTGTAGTTTACCAGTTCACCTTGAGCATTGTAATTCAGCTCACGATTGCCCAAGTATTGAGATAGGTTAGATTCAGCTACTCCTCGGTTAACAAGAGTAGTCACGTATGCCTGTGGGTCTGGCTTAGAAGCAATGTAGCGCAGACTATCAACAACCATATCGATCTGTTCTGATACAGGCTGGCGTAGCTGTCCTCGCTTGTGTCCAGCAGTAGTCATGGTTAAAGGTATGAGGGCATAGAAGCATGGGTGGCTAGCAAGCAGGTTAACCGCTAGTTCATGTTGACCTTCTGGTGTATTGCGTGCCTGTCCATACTGCTTAATGGATGAGGCTAGGTCAGATGTGGCTATTTGATATGAGGAAGTCTTGTTATTGCCAGTTCCCATGGTTGCTGTCTTGCGAAGTCCCATAGCGAATCTTGGGTTCTCGATGCAGAACCTATCCATGTCTGCCTTGGTTGGCGAGCTGGTTCCTAGCAATACATCACGGTTCACAAGTGTTCCAAGTGGAGCATCTTTTGAATATACTCGCACTGACTTACTGGGGTCAGCAAGTAGCATAGTACGTAGCATGGGCCACTGGTTAAACTGGTCTAGGCTAATGCGCCCCATGCTCCAGTCGCCTGCTACAGTGTGATCGGGCAACTGGATACCGTTGACCATATTGTTAACGGCGTTGTAAATGGTGGCATTAGTGTTAGTTTGTTTCGCTTTTTCAGTGACAGCTTGAGATGGTTCCATTGCTGCTGTGATGGCGTCTGCCATTAGTTCTCTGGGCAACTCAGTTCTTAGTTGAGGGTTGCGAGCAATGGCTTGCAGGGCAGAAGAATATGCTCCTGGTCCCAAAGTCTTAACTGCTTGTTGTACCTCAGCCTGAATGTCAGCAAAAGTTTCGCGGATATTCTGTGCGCTTGTGTTGGCAGAGTTATTCATGTTGCGAACATGGTCGCCTTGCCCAAACTCCTGCAAGAAGCGATTGCCAGTGTATAGCCCACTAGGCGTAGAGACTATTTCCAGTGGCACTTGGTCTTGCCTTTGGAATTTGAAACCACCAGGTGCATCTTTTTGTAGTTGATTAATCTCTTTCAGCTTTTGCTGCAAAGGCTTGCTTGCCAACAAAGTATCTTGCAAGAATGTTCCACCATCGCGAATATCAGCAACGATAGCTCTCCACGAATCAGAGGATGAGGCCAACTTGTCTAATTGCATATTGATGGCAAGATCTAGCTCATTTTGCTGTGTGCCTGTGGAGGCCTGTGTGATTTGTGCGCGAGCTTGTTCTAAGGGGGCTGTATAGTATGAGGTGACCAGTTCTACGAAAATACCGCCAAGCTCATTAGCTGACTTAGCTTCTGCATACCTACGCCCGATGGGGTTATCGTACAGTGTGCGAGGGCTAGTTATACCGTGGTGCATCCACATCTCAGGGTAAGTTTCAAAGATGGCTTGGAAGGCCTTCATGATTTCAGGGTTAAACTGTTCATGGCCGTTAGCCCTTATGAGCTTATTGATGTGGGTCTGATTGCCAGACATGAGTGCCTTGTGGGCCTGGGTCATAGCATTATTGTATCTCACAGATGACACTGTTCGATAGTCGCGCAATAGGTTCACTAGTCCACCAGTGTTACCACGCATATCGCGGGGCTGGATGCTCCAACCGCCAATGCTATCAATGCCACCACGGGCTTCAGGGCTGCGGTTATTGGTCATCCACTCTCCGAGCAAGCGGCCACGTGCATCAGCAGGTACAATATTTGGGCCAAAGAAGTCTTCGGCCGCAATACTTCCATAGCATGACCTGATGGCCGTAGCAACGGCTTCTAGTCGCTTGGCCCCCTTGAGGTCACCAATACTTTTCATGGTTGGGTTATTCAATCCTAGCGTACCGTCAAGCATGGTTTCACGACGAGCTCGTTCAATAATGAACTGGTTTTTATCCCACGCTGCAATCAGGGTATCTATCCATGCGTTGAGTTCCTCTGGTGTTCTAAGTGCAGATGGTACACCAGCACCTTTGGCTACATTGGCATAGGCGTTGGTGAGCATTTGATTAGCTGATGCCTTGAGGTCGGACTCCATTGTGGTCATGTGAACAGAGAGAATCTCGTTAATCGTGTTATTTAGGTCACGGTCAAACTCTCGCTTACTAGTTTTACCTACGTTTCCTAGTTCTCTAAAGGTGTGGTTTCTGGTTAAAAGGCTAGTAAGTGGCACACCACGAGCTGACATATGGTCAATGATACTGGCTGGCAATGTTGCTTCTACTAAAGCACGGGCATCAGGGACTTGCCGCTCTATCATTTGCTGCATAGTTTCTTCACGAGTGCGACCTGGGTAGTGGTATTCCATAGCATAGTCAACTGATGCAGCAGTTATGGCTTGGTTCATTTGATATATCTCATTAAGCATAGTAAGAGCTGCCTGGTCGTTGCCGTTAGACAAGGTGCGAATGGTACTCATAAGTTCACGACCATCGTCAGCATGGGCATTATTGATGCCCTTTGCTAGACGATTAGCGTCTGCTCTGGGCATACCAAGTGCAGTCTGTAGCACTGGACCAGCTTGGTCACCCCATGGCCTGATGCCAAAGAATGACATGTCTAACAAGGTGTTTCCATCTGCTCCTATGAGATAGTCGAGTATGGTGCGCTGTTGTGTTTCTGGTCTGGCTGTAGCAAATACGGCAGACATGGTGTCGCCGTCGAAGTCAGCGGTGAACACAGGAGCGATGGATGGGTTCATTCCTATGCCATCTTGCCCTGGTCGCCATGCTGCTTGTGTCCACATGGCATTGTTGGCTGTGGTTACGGGTGCCTTGGAAACGAATACTTGAACTAAGCCAGTATCTAATGTTTGTCTAATAGCAGACATGGCTAAAGTTGGGTCCTCTATCATGGCATCCAGGTTCATATTTGGCATAAGTTCTGCAACTACTGTGCGCAGGTTAGAGCCAGGCTGTTGCCACAATGCTAACAGTGAACCATTATCAAATGCTGTTAACCCAAAGGGTACATTACCATCTGCAACTATAGGTAGGTTAAGTCCTGTTCCTGCGCCTGTATCACGACCAGCAGCAGCGGCCATGTCTACTTGGAGTTTTCTAGCTTGTGCTAGTTGGCCGGATGGGATATTTAGTGCAGAGGTGTCAGTTGAGCCAGGGTTAGGATTAACTGGTGGGGGTGGCGTAGCTTCTGACTCCAGTATTTGCGCCCTGTTTTCAATAGTGTCATTAGTGCGTTGTTCTTGTTGAGTGAGGCGGCCAGGCTCAAAGGCGTTCATGGTTGCCTGAGATAGTCCCACTTCACCTGTGCGAACAGGGGCGGGATGGCCACCAGGAACAGTCATGCCCACCTCTGTTGACAGTAGGCCAGTGATGTCATCTCTACCAGTCACAGGGTCAACCATGCCAACCTGTTCTGCTGGTGACATACCGATGGCTGGTGGAACAGCACGCTGAGGTATGGCTGCCTCCATTGCAGCACGTTGTCCCTGATCTGGCCCTAGGTCACGACGAGGTGTACCTTGCACAGGGATTGGTGTCTGTGGTGAGGGTGGTCGAACCTGTGGTGTTGATGTTCCAGGTGGAGTTATATTCGGCTGCGGTGAAGGTGGCCTAGGTGGAACTGAACCACCAGGCGGCCTCGTAGTGGGAGGTTGCACAGGTGGCCTGCTAGGTGCGGCAGGTGGTGCTTGTGGAGGACGAGATGGTTGGGTAGGTGGCTGACTTGGTGGGCGCACAGGCTGCTGCGGTGGACGTCCTACTGGTCCTAATCCTCTACTCATTATGGGGCTCCTTCTGGGAGTATATTACGAGTTGGTGGTCTTTGTGGGGCTGGTGGTCTACCACCAAAACCTCTGTCAAAATTATACTCCACTCGCGGGGCATTTTGCATTCTGCTCATGAGGTCCTGTGAGAAGAACTCTCTTTCACGAGGGGTAAGGCTTCTCATATGTGATGGTGCGAGTGGGTCACCGCTGGCATCATATTTTCTAAACATAGTACGCGGTATTGTAGTTGACCTAATTGCAGCATCGTGAATGCTTTCTATATCGGCACGCCTAGTTACATTGTAAGGATTATTTTCCATTGCTCTAAGCACACCTGGTGTGCCAGGGTGTTGTCTGAGTGCTTGAGCTGCACGCAAGTCACGGGCAGCACTGCGGCCACCACCCAAGGCAGCCATTGGTATACCAGCTTCCACTGACTCACCAAAGAGATTAAGCGCACGCTGGTGAACGGGGGTATCTTCGTAGACAAGGTTACCACCCTCATCCCAGTCAAACTCTGCACCAAATCCTTCTAGCCCATGAGTCGCCATATTGCCAGTAAGCGCACCAGTCGGACCCATGATGGCTGCGGATGTTCCTGCTTGATTAACTGCTCTACCGGCTACAGTGTCGTGGAACCAGGGGTTCTGCGTGCCAGGCATCCTTGCTCTAGCAGCAGCACCTCTGGCAAGTGGAAAAGCGGCAGCTCTTGCTATATGGCCGGTGCGTTGTGATTCAGTTAGGTCAGTGTCAGCGAATGAGCCTGGTTGTAATATATTCTCAAAACCACGGCCTTCTGGTAGATAGGTGGCTGGGTCATAACCAGCAGAAGCAGGAATGGCATAAGCAGCACCAATAACAGGAGCAGCCCCAGGTGCAAACCATGGTGCCCATCCTAACGCACCGTCAACAGCCCAAGGCAGAGCTTCATTAGTGGCCATATTTTCAAGTGGATTCTGTAATCCATCTTCACCCCAAGGTAGCTGTACTCCACCACCTTCAGACCAGAAGCCTGAGTCCCATGGTCTATTTCCCTGAATGTCTTGCCACGGTGCGCGAGGATTCATTACACCCCAGCCACCAGATTCAACTTCACGAGTACCAAAGTCACCTTCGTCCCACAGGGCGTTGAACTCTTCAAGTCCTATTTCTCGACCATCGGATAAGGTAAATACTTCTTGTTCGCGCAGGGCAATATCTTGGGCGAGCATTGCATTATATTCATCCACTGTGATGGTGTTGCCGTCGGGTAAGGTATAAGCATCGAATGTCCACAGCGAACCATCTTCTGCTGCAAACACTCTGTCTTGTGGGTCACTAGTTGTTGCTGGCCGCCAAGATTCTTCAGCTACATCAGCACCATCAAGTGCTTCGTATATCTCTGAAATCTGTTGCTCTATAGCATCCTTTTGTCCTTGCACTTCACCAACTAGATCATCCATGTTAATGAAGCTACCATCACTCATTTGGTATGATGCTTGATCGCCTTCTATGCGAAACACTCGACCGTCATTGAATATCTGGTCGAAAGCGGGTGCTTCGGTTTCTGGGTTAATCTCTGAATCATTGGCAGCCCAGCGGCGAGCATTGCCAAAGCGTGACATGGCATCAATGATTTGATTGGATACTGTATGGGGGATAGATGCCAAGTTTTCACGGAATGACATGCTTTCTGATTGAGGTAACCGTTCATCGAAGTTAGAGCGTTGGCGCGTATTATCCCAGAGCCACCTAGCAAAACCGCTCTCAGGTCGCTCGTGTTCACCAATCCGTTCAGGTATATAGCGACCAGTGCGATACATTTCCTGTATGCGCTCGGTGTTTGCTTCTGGTTGCATAGGTCCAACAAAGCCAGCCATTTCATCAAAGTTTGCCTGATGGGCTCGTTCGGCATTTACCCTATCTTGTGTATGGTAGGCAATGGGGTCAGCAGTACCAGAGCGCACAGCTTGTGTCCCGTCTGGACGATAGTCACCCTCAATGCGAATAGGGCGTACCTTGTCCACCTCTTGGTTAGCAAAGTCACCCATTTGATTAAATATGCCCTGAGCTTCAGCAGTGTCAACTACACCCTCGGCGCGAGATGCAGGGGTGCTGTGTGAACTAAACTCTGGCTGCTGCCTCATGGCCTCAATGCTTCCAGGGCGAGGTTGTGTTGGCCTAGGGGCAAACTGGTGAACCCTAGCTTCTTGTTCTTGTCTGCGCATCCCTGGCCCAACCTGAGTAGCAACTTGCCTAGGGAACTCGCCAGCAGCTATTTGCCTTTGTTGTCTGTTGTAACTATCACGCCACAACTGGTCAACAGTGCGGCCATCGCTGAACCTGCTCATGTTAATCGTCTCCATGCAAACGGTGTCGGAGTGGGGAGTGGGGTAGGCCAAGGCACAGGATAAGCCGCCCATGTTGTTCCTGTCCAAGTTGCAGAAGGGTTGCCAGCTTGAGTAGTGAGATGTATGCCGTTGACTGGTATGGGGCAGTCTGCTGCAATCAGGAGTGTATTGCCTACCCTGGTTACCGATATTCCTTGTCCGCCAAGTATCTGGGCGAATGTAGGACGCTGGTTAACCTGGTTCATAGCCTCAGCCATTGCTGCGTTGAACTCTGTATGGGTGACACGGTCACCTACATTGGCAACAAGGTCACGGATGGCATCGCTATCCATTATGACTCTGTTTTGATTGCCATCAATGCGAGCTGTTGTTGACGTGCGCATGAAGTTTTCATTGACCTTCTCGCGAAAGCGACGGTCTGTGTCATTAAGTTCGATTTTGATGATACCGCCACCAGCCATGAAAAAACTCCTCTCGAAAGAGGAGTATACCATGAATAGAGTAGGTCGGGCTACTAAGCAGGTAAGTCAAGCCTGAGTCGCAACCGAGTACCAAAGGCGAAGTCCTCGCATTGCTTGTAGCCCGAACCCGAAAGAGGTGTGTCCCACACGGGGACCTATGTCAACATCAAGGATCGGCGTTCAAAGGATTGCCTGTGAAAGACGATGCTTGACAGATGTAGCAGTTCTCGAAGCACTTGTGGCCATGGTTATTACACCTGCGCCACTTTTTATACTTGCCACCTATTTTGGTTTCGTGTACTAGTTTATCGCAGTGCTTACAGTGACACCAGCAGGTAGCTAAGTTGCGCTTTGGCTTCTCGTTGTCTTTGAGCCATTGTGGTTTAGGCATATACATCAGCCTCCATGATTTCGTCTAGTAGAGTTCGAGGAGGGTCTTTGGGGCTGTCGTCCCTCACTACTATCTTTATGTCGCCAAAGGAGTCACGTATGACACTGAAGGGCATAGTCATCGTTGAGGCGTAAGCACCCCAAATACGTTCCATGATAGGAGAGTTCATTACTTGTACATCCAATCTTCTGTTCTTATTCTCACCCATTCATCTATCCAGCAGGGACCACACACTCCGCAGGCTAGAACAAAGTTTTTTCTAGCTACACGCCTATGGCACATGTAGCACTTTGGAAAAAAGTAGTTAATCACAATGCCACCTCCCCATCTCCAATGTCTTCTGGTGAATCAAAGTCAATCCAGTTATCAATCTGACTGCCAACTAGTAGCAAGTAGTTCACTAGGTCACCAGCAGTAATTTTGCCACGCTCACCGATGATGTCCAGTTCCTCATTGGTCATATGTTCAGCAAGCAAGAAGTCATCACGGAACTCGCGCACAATGTAGCGACGTCTATGCGCGGCTATATTGTGAAACTGTGGTCTATGGTTAGTCTCTAGCAAGAAGTTCGTATTACACGGTACTGACATCCATGAACCGCTTGGTGACTTGACTTCTAGGTTGCCTGTTATCATACGCTTGAGCCACTCCATGAACTTGAGGTCTGGTTCACCTACGTCATTGAAGGTGACCAATCTCTTACCGATGAAGTTGTAACTGATGACTCCTGCGCTGTGGCCTGAGAAGTTTGGTTGGGGGGCGTCACCTAGTGCTTTGTTGCCGTAGAGCCTCTCTACCATCTTCATAAATAGCGACTTGCCATTACCACCACCGCCAACAAGAACGTGAGACTTTTCACGGATGCGCTGGTTGAATGGATACATCAAGGTTTTCTCGAAGAACCAAGGGTCGCCTACTGCCTTGTTGATAAGGTGGAAATATTTGAACAGTGGTTCATAAGAACTGTCGCACACAGGATGTTTGCCAAACTCAGGGAAGCCGAATGGCTTTTCTTCCGATGCTTCCATGGTGCTTAGGTTGACATGCCATTCAGTGCCATCACTCTTAACAATGGTGATGCCGTTGCGCCAAACCTTATTCGACACGATTGGTATGAAGCCTTGGAACTGAGTTTCAATGACAGCCGCAGCCTTACCAGCTTCTTTAGTGTCAACGTGCATGTAGTAGGCAAGCAAAGGTATGGCTTCATTGAGTGGCAAGAGTTCATGGCCTTGGCGCACATAGATTACATCGCCTTCAAGCAAGATGATGTCCTTATGTAGCAGCTTGGCTATTTTAGTATATCCACTTTCAACATCTTCGTGAAAGGGATTGAGTGCGTTAGTGTGCAGCCCATGAGGGTCGTCGTAGTGACGCTTGACTGCATCGCGAAATGGATTACGACAGATGCTCTCTTCTTCAGAGGGGCGATAGAGCCACTGGTCGAAAGTTCTCGGTTGCTGAATTGATACCATTTAAATCTCCTTTATCTGTGGGTGACCTATCTGTGTTTACCAGTGGGCGGCGGGGCATGACTCCCGCCTGCCAAAAGGCCCACTGTCCCACAGAATAGGAACGGCTCCTCGGGGAACCGCGTATTACTAGTATACCATGTGTACTGGGTACATGCAAAGAAATAGAAGCCGAGCGTGTCTAAACCTTCAACCTCTACTTGAGGGTTAGGGTTTAATCTTCTTTTTCCTTGACCTCATCTTCAGGCTGTGGTAGCCCAGTTATCCAATCTGCAATTTCGACTGAGGCCAGTTCTTTAGGGATTGACGCCAAGGTTTTGCGGCCACCTGCCCTCTCAAGTACCATACGTCTAGCCGCGTCCCTGGCCTGCTTGGCCTCAGGGGAAGCGTTCTTTCTCTTAGCCGTAATGTTACCATTTTCATCCTCCCTGTAATCAGTGTAAATATCTTGAACTGCTATGTCGTAGAGGGCCTTACACAAAGCCAACATGACGCTGTCGCTTGGCTTCACTGTCAACTGATCTCCACTAGTCATGCTAAGAACCTCGTTCATACAGTCACCGAACAAAGTTTGATACTCGTCAATCTCTGTATCCTTAGGCAAACCTGCGTCAATCCTGTTAATGATGGTTCCTATGGTACGAACGCAACCATTGAACACAGCATCGGTATACATCCTTGAAGCTAGGTTAGTCTTGGCGTTCTGTTTAGGCGTAGACTGCCCAATCATATGAATGCCAAACTCGGTAGTCCAGACGACCTCTTCCATGGTCATACTGGCCAATGCAGCTATCTCGTCATCGAGAGTTCTATCATTTGGCTGGGTCGCCAGGGCGAGTATATTCTCTGAAGTCGTACTTGCCATTATTGTGTTCCTCCATCCTCAGCTTGATAGACAGTGGTCGCCTTTCACGCCCAGGCTGCATGACACCAGGCCCAAACTTGTACGTCTTGTTAAAACGTACACCTTGCAACTTAGTCGAACCAGTTTGCCCAGTGGCATAATAGCTCAACACTCTGTGCAACATACCAAAGGCATACCCATCACTGGGGATAGGAGCGCGGCCAAAGATGGCAAGGAACACCAAGGGAGCCGCAGTCTTAATGGGCTGCTTGGTTCGCTTTCGCTTGCTCGCTGACGTTCTTAACCAATCGCGCACAGCGTTATCCATGTCATACAAATCTTGATTCATGTAGTTAGCCCAGACATCACGATCAGCTAACTGAGGCGGAATCTCCATCGCATCATCAAAGCGTAACCGCTCAATCAGTCTCTCATTGGGTGCATCTTTGGGCTGGGGTAGCCCTTCAAACCCCTTGAACTTGAGTGCCATGCTAAACACCTCCTATAGTTTTCTTGGGTACATATCTCACAACGAAACCAGCAGGACAAGGCAAACCAGTAGCTAAACCTATCGGGCCTATCAAGATGTCCTCTGTTTGAGCCACTTTCTTCTTCATCGCTTCTCGTTTTGCAGCTTGCTTAATTCTTGGTCTTTGGTTAGAAGCCATTCACAACAACCCCAATCTTTTTGCAATTAGTGGATACCTGCGAGGATATTTCCTGGCTAGCATCTCTTCCTTCTGGGCAAGCGAGTCTTCCCAGCCTCCTCCTTTGACGGGCTTACTGGGAAACTTATCTTTCCTTGATATTCGCTCACCTGCCGCATTAGTTAACTGAGGTTTAGAGCGTCTACGCTTTGACATTATCATCCTTTCGCCGAGTGGGTACTAGGTACACAGTGTACCACATGTCTAAACCTTCAACCCTGGGTTGAACCTTCTTAGAAAAATAGCAAAAATAAAATAGGCACACAGTTATGGTGTGTGGTAGGATTATTACTGGTTGCGCTTTCTAGCCAGCCTCACCGATGGCAAGGTTACCCATCTTGCACTGGATTAGAGGTTCTTACCAGATAGGCAAAGAACACCAGTTTCCTTGGTGACCCGAATCGACGGGCAGGGAACAGAGGGACAGATGAGCCTGTGGGAGGGGGCATCCTCGCCGTTTTAATTCGCGCACAACACCACAACACCATAACATCAAACTGGTCGGAGATGCCAGCAAAAGGAAACCTTGGAACTCACTACTCCAAGGGTCGCTTGTTTAACAAGTAAATCTCGGGGGAGAGGTCAACCTGTGTGCCAAACTACCCCACTATCCCACGTATCGCAGCATAAGCCGACACTCTCTGAGCGAAGCGAAGAGATGCGGCGATTGCACCAGCGATACACAATCATACAAAGAACAACTAAACCACCTCATCTACTAGGTACACAAAACCAAGTTGACAACGTAGCCAAGGTAGGCAAACCTGTTCCAACGGTATAACAGTCATCCCGTTGCACTGGAACGCAGCTGTACACTTGGTTCACTGCTGTTCAACAGTTGCAAGCGTGGGTGAGAGGCCTACCTCGCTGAGCTGGTCAGATTGGTGAAAAAGGTGAAAATTGTGTAGGGGGAGGTTCCCGGCCCCCTGATGATCCACTATACAAGATATACTAGCCCCCCCCTCCCAACTTGTTCACCAGGCGTACCTAGTTGTAAAAATACCACTTGGGAGACGGCACGCCAATCACCACTCCGCACGGTGTGCCATGCGTGAACTGGCTCGCACCGTCGTCACTCGCTACACTCACTACGTTCGTTCCGCTCCCTCCTCCTCGCTCACCAGGCACGCCTTTCATACCAGGCATACCCATCAACAGTACGCCATTCACACCATGTATACCAAGTACAAACGATGAGGCAAAGATTGACGTGCATACCGAGCTCCGAGCGTCAGCGTAGGACGCCACTGTGCGCTTGCGAAGGTATCGCGTACCATTGACAAAGACTCCTCCTTGCCTTCAACGCGCACCTTGTCGTGTAACTCTGACCTTTCCTCCCACGTTAATCTGGTTACCTTGGGTAGATAATCATACCTTTGTATACCTCTTTACTCCTTGTAACTTTTAATCTGATTACTTTGGGTAAGTAGGTATACCTTGTATGCCTTTGCTACTCTTTGTGACCAATATTAAATTGGTTACGCATGTCACTCCTTGCGAAGCAAGGTGAGACTTCGGGTTCGTTAAGCTCACTGACAAACAGTGACACCCAGTTTATCGAAAGGAACTATCATGCCAAAGACAGTTAATCCTCAACCTCGTAACACTGAACTACGTCTATCTCGTTTCACATCAATCAGTGGAACTTTGACACAGTTCGACAGTACAGACAATCACAACATCCCAGAAGGTGAAGTGTGGATTGCAGATGCTAACTTGTTCTACATTGTAGTACCAGAAGACATGTTCCATGAGTCATTCGGTGCTTTCCTATCAGCTAATGATATGGAAGCTCAACCTCTTGCACTAACTAACATGCGTGCAGGTATGAACAATGATGGAACTAAGTTCTACATTTACTACAACGAAGATAACTAAGCTCTTCATGTTGGGTGTGCCAGGTAAAACTGGTACACCTTTTTTAACAGTTAATCATGTAAACTTTATGTGTTGGGTGAGAGTAGTAAGTGGTTGTTCGCTCGCTTCGCTCCCTCACACAACGCCAATCAAAAACAATGAGAAAGGTAAATCAATGTTAAAAGCAATCATGATGAGAATCAGTAAACCAGGTTCCAAGTTCAACTCAATAGACATCATCGACGTTGAACAGGAAACCATGGTAATAATAGCTTCACCAGATGAATTAGTTAAAGATAATAAGCTAACTAAGACAGCTCGCCTAGCTCTCGAAGTAGTTCTCATGGCTGACGATAAAGCAGCTCTTGACAACTCATCAGATGAGTCAGAAGATACCAAGTCAAACAAGGATCCTAAAGTATCCAATGAATCAGTGGCAGCAATATTAGCCATGTCCATGCTAGCCAAAACATTAGACAAGGAGAAAGATGATGACTGATAGAGTTCCTCGCACTTTGTATGCTAAGTTTGAAAATGATGACAAACTAAGAGGCGGTAGTAACCTTAACCTCTTCGACAAGAGATCCACTTGGTGGATAGGTGCAATAGTTGCATTGATTATGATAGCAGTAGGTAGCATCATCACTCGGTGTTCTTTATCATAACCGCAGGTCATAACATGAAAGGGATGTCAACTGATGTCCCTTTTTTCGTGAAAGGATAACCAATGACACAACTTTGCACACATTGTAACATCGTAGAAGTTAAGACACAGCCTACACTGTTTCCAGTCATGGTGCTGTGTTCACATTGTAAAAAGTATTTGATAGGAGAAAACTAATGCCACAACCAGTTCAAATAGTAGTAGATAAAAGAAAGAAACTTGTCAAAGGTTTAATAGAGGTAACCGATGACGCCATTCAGCTTGGTGCAACAGATACTGCCAGCTTACTTCATTCATCAATGACAGTTGAGTTTGCTAACCTGTCTAATAGAATGAATGACGACATAACTAAACTCCATGAAGCTGACTAAGGCTGAGCAGGCTCTTCAACACCAAGCTAATATTATAAGCATGATGGAACTCATGATGAATGGAGATAAGTCATTAGGAGTTGCCCTTATTAGATCTATGAGTTCCTTTGTTAGTTTAGCTACTGGTCGAGAGCCCATCGCAATCAAAACTAAAACGTGCAGGCACTGTGGTCACGAGTTTAAGCCAAATGCTAATAGACATGTGTACTGTACAACAAAATGTAAGTCAGATGCCTATACTATTAAACGTACTAATGTTAAAGTACATGTCTGTATTTGTGGTAAAACATTTTCAACCACTGGTACTGCTAAGGTTTGCTCTCCTGAGTGTGCTCGTGAACGTGACTTAGCTCGTGGACGTGCAAGACATAAGGCTACAAGAGATGCTCGTCCTCCTAAGATATGCCCAGTTTGTGGACAGTTCTTTAAGCCAAACAGAAGTAACATTAAATATTGTACAGTTGATTGTCGTAGTTTAGCTGAACGTAAAAGACATCAAGCTAATTGGAGCCAATCATCATCAGGTCATAAAAAGACATGTCCAATATGTCAAGAAGAGTTCTTTGCTAAACGAGGTAATGTTAAGTATTGCTCTAAGTTATGTTCTCATCGAAAATATTTGTTAAATAAGGAGCTACAGCGTAATACCCCAATTGATAAAGAGTGTAGATATTGTGGTAAAACGTATCAAACAACAAAACACCAACAACAAACATGCTCTCATGAATGCAGACTACAGCATTCAAGAAAATATCATCGAGAATATAAAAGGAGGAAGAATGCAGAAGCATCAACCACAGTGTAGCATGTGTGACAAGCTAAGCTGTGCTGACCGTCATCATTGGGAAGCAGAGAACAAACTATGTTCAGCAGCTATTCCACTCTTTGACCATGAACTATCTATGTTCAAGTCAGCAATAGTTAAACAGTTTGCACAGTATTGCATCGACAAAGCACCAGAAGATTTTATTACTAAACCAGCGTCAGCTTCAGGTAAGTATCATCCAGCTTTTGCAACCAGCCAAGATGCAGGATTAATCAAGCACACCAAAGCAGCAATCATGGTGGCCAATGACCTACGTGATCAGACTGAGTTTCACTATATCAACTGGCAGCAACAGCGTGACATCATACTTCTTGCACTCATGTTCCATGATGTATTGAAGTATCACTCACGACCAGGCGATAAGCTCAATGGTTATACCAATCCTGAACACGCTAAGCTATCAGCCGATTGGCTTAAGCAACGTTACTATGAATGGCTCACCATTAAACAAGTGCGCAATGCGTCAGACATAATGAAAATAGTTGACCTAGCATCACTGTGCATCCTTACACACATGGGACAATGGGATACCCATCCTTATTCCAAGAACAAAAAGGTACGCAGGTTACAACGTTTTGTTCACTTGTGTGATTACATAGCAGCACAGAAATGGATGGGTACTTACACCAAGCAGGAACAGGAGGTTCCGTTCTAATGTCAGTACAGTTTGAAACAGGACAAGAGAATACACAGCTTATGAATCGTATCGTTGACCGAGCAGTACAAATGCAGCTCATTCAACGTGAGCCCATTGCACTTATGATGGATATGGCAGCAGTACATAAGAACTGCACCGAGATAGATTTCGTTGAGTTATTAGCAGCCGAAGATGGTGATTTCACTCACGACATCCTAGGTATTCAACAGCACATCAATCGCAGTACAGGTAAGCTAGAGGATGATTTTCTTCCTCGCTACGCTTTGCCTGATTCGTAAAAGAGCTTGTTCTCGTCGATTCTCAGAGGCTTCTTGCCTTTTCTTGTACCCAAACTTTAATCTGGTTATCTTGGGGTGCCCTGCGCGCCCTGAGATAGCTTTGCATGACAATTAAAACCACAGAAAAAAGGAGAAACATCATGCCACAAGCAACAACAGTACAAATTCATACGTCAGAACTATCAACCTCAGCACAAATAGTTAGAGGTAAACTTGCTACTGCTTTAGCCACTGCTCGTCGCAGTGAAGAGAGTGCAGCTGAGTTACTCACTGAAGCTATTGAAGAGATGCAAGCTATGGTTGAGCAGCTTGAGAGAGTCTAACCATGCTGATAACAAGACAAAAGATTGATGACATATTATCAGTCGTACCTCACAATGCAAGAGCATGTCTTACTGGTCAAAGTATTCTAGCTTATTGTCCTGACCCTACCTTTTCATGGGAAGAGATTAATCAGTGGAGCAATCAGACTGATGTAGACATCTTTGTGTATAGTCACACGGCTCATGCCACATTGATACAGGCATTCATGTCTGATGGTTGGACACCAGAAAAAGAGATAGATGTGTTTAAAGCAGAACGTGTTAGATTTTGGGATCCGAATAAAAAGTTTAACTTACAAACAGTTGGATTAACTAAAGAGGATTACCCAACAGTCAATATCACCTGGGCTAAACATGTAGAAGATTCACTCGATTGTATCAAAAGGTTTGACATGGATTACTTGATGGTATCTATGGACATTAAGACTGGTAGGTTTGCAGACCTTAGACCAGAGAACAAAAGAGTAGCTCATGTTAATTCTTATCATCATAGGTTTGATCCATTAGATGTTGAACCTAGTTTCTGGTACCGACAGTTTGAACGCTGTCCTAAAGGATGGTCAAGAGGTATTGATACTCGACCAGTTGCAGAGCAGTATGCTAAGTGGATACGTTATACGCTTGATCAAGGTGACACAGCTCTCACTAGTAAGACTAGAGAATATGCTGAGCGTGAGAAGAAGGAAGCTATTGCTACCTTGATTGCTACTGGTATGCCAGATGAACAGGCTCAAGCAGTCTATCATCTTTTCAGAGGTGAACAGTATACATGGGAAGCTCGTGCATTAAAGCACAAGACAATGCTTGACAAGATTGAAGCATGGTTAGAGAGTGTGAAGGATGCCTAAGAAAATATATCTAGTAGGACTCGGAGCAATCGGGTCCTACTTTGTCAAAGCTATGATGGATAAATATGGTAACAGTGGTGAACAAGTCATTATTCATGCTATAGACTATGACAAAGTTGAACCACATAATATTGGTAACCAGCATTTTAGTTATGCTGATGTTGGCCTAAGGAAGTCTACTGCTATTCAAAATAGGTTTGCACCTGGCGACAACAGGCCACAAGGTTTACTTTGTAGAGACATTAGGTGGCGATTAAATGATGCAGAGTATGGTGATTATAATGACTGGATAAACTGGTCAGATATATTTATCATGGCTGTTGATAAGATGGATGTGCGCAGAAGTATTGTTAACACTATTAATAATGCTCGTATCAGTCAACCACCAGTTATCTTTGACACTCGATTAGCTCCTGAGGTTATTCAGTCTTACTCAACTACTGCTTTAACAACAGAGAACTTAGCTTACAATAACGATGATGCACCAGCATCACCATGCCAGTCTAGGTTTAGTGCTGATCGAGAGTTAGTACAGCAAGCAGTAGATTGGTTAGTAGAAAATGTTGAACATTGTATGGAGTATGGTACTCCATTGTTCAGTGAGCGACAGCTAATAGGAAGTGAAGTAATACAATGGTAGTAGATAAAAGACCTGATGTAACAGTGTTGGGCAGTGAAGTATTAGCAAGACATGGTCTTGAGGCTACATTAGATGAGATGGGTGCATTGGCTGGTTGTAGTTGTGTAACATGCCAAAACCAGCGTAGACAGTATGCTATTCATGAAGTGGTAGGAGATAACTATCAGCCAACACCAACTGAAGAGCCACAGTCTATTCCTGCTCCACCACCTACACCACTTAGAGATATTCCCGGCAAGACTAAACCAGTAAGCCGAAAGACTCCACGCCTACCTAAGCATGAACAAGGCTTGCTCAAGGTAATCAATAGGCAAAAGGTATCACTTGAAAAAGCTAAGAAAAATTATTTCAAAGCTAAGAAAGCTGGAACTGCTTGGCGCCTATTGTCTGAAGAGTATGGTGTTGACATTATGCCAGAACTTACTGAGTTAATACCTGAGTGGTTATTAAACCTTGAGTTCGATAGGTTAACTGATGATGCTTATGACAGGTGGGTCAGAGAACTGTTGGTTGCCAAAGGTATTTGTACTAGCAGACTAGGCAGAACTTTGCGTGATGGTGTATATCAGTATGACTTACGTATATCTAACAACAATACATCACGAATGAGTGCTGAAGCTAGACTAAGGTTAGTACGTAGGTACCTAGATGAACTCAAGCAACGTGACCCAGCCATGAGTTATGCTATTACTACGCTCCCTTACGATAGTAATGTAGCACATATTCTTATCAGGGCAACAGCAGTTAACATTAATGACTTGGATGGTAGGTTATTTAGTGCTGCCAGTTACCCCTGGCTACATAAGTTGATTATTGAGGATGGTTGGTTACCGACAGTATGGTGTAGGGTCAGTTTCTATTTGGGAAACATCAGCCATAGCAATAGAGGCATCTACAGATTAGATTCTCGACTAACTACAACAGAGTTAGAGTTCACCATCAAGGCATTACGCAACCATCACATCATGCAACACTTGTGCTTTGGTACATCAACTGAAGCAACAAGAGATAACAGGCGAAGAGTACAAGGCAGGGTAGCCAATTTGTACACTGCTTTAGTCTCACCAAACTTGCATGAGTTCATGTTTGATTTCAGAGGCAAAGAAACTATCACTTGTTATCACTCTGAAACAGGTGAAATAAGGGACATCAATCTCAAGGAATATGTATGCCCACCGTGTATCGAAGAGGAAGGTAGTGAAGCCTGTGGAAGTTGCAGCGTGTTTGGTTCATATACCACAAGAAGTGCGTTCTAAGATTCAGTTCTTAGTAGACTTCAGTGATAAAGAGATAGGTTGGTTCGGTACAGCAACAGAGGTAACAAATGACTATGGTCACACTGTCTATACATTAGACACAGACTTGTTCATTTATCCTCAACTAGTCACTGGTGCTACAGTAGCAACTGATGACGAGGATGATAAGTATGACAACTGGTACATTCAGAAGGTCAAGCAAGCCGTTGATAGTGGCAAGCAACTCATTTGGCATGGCCATTCTCATGTCAACATGGGTGTCACACCATCAGGTACCGACCATGGGTTCAGGAAAGACTTGAATCAAGATGGTGGTTTACATATCTATACTATTCATAACAAGTCAGGTGCTGTAGGACTTGAAGCGTTTAATGGTGAGTTCCGTATTGGTGCTATGGTAGTAGATGACATTAATGAAGATGGTATCTATTATGACCTTATCACTCAGCTGGGTAACGTAAAGGAACACAAGCCTAAACCAGTTGCAACTAGGTCAACTTATACACCAGGTAAATATGGTGGTCATGGTTATCAATATGGCAATCAGTACACACCACCTGCTTATCATTCATCAGCTCACCGCAATGGCTATGTCAATGCACCAGCGAGACAACCATTGTCAGCTTTTCAAGAAGCAGTTGATGAGGCATTAGATGACTTAGGTTATCAAGGTATGGATGTTCAGTCTATGACACCAGCAGAACAAATGGCTTTTGAACATTACTTAGCCGCAGAGAATCAGTAACAAGTAGACATAAGGTCTACTGTTGATAGTGAGTCCGCTCACAGAAAAGGAGTTGTAACATGGCAGTAAAGATTTATGGAACTTCAGGTGTAAACGAAGTAACACTAGCGGAAGCTCAGGAAACTGTGCGTAATACTCGTGACAACTTCAAACTTATTGGTACTGGTGCTATTGTGGTAGCTGATCAGCTTCGTGATGGTGATGAAATCATTCGTGTAGTCAAGGCAG